AAATGCAAAGCATAAATAGAATCAAAGCCTCAGACTTATGAAGAAAGGATAGCATAAGTCTGAGGCTTTTTCTATACACTGATTTATTTTCCGCTTACAATCTTTCACCTTCTATGCTCCCTTTCGCCTTAAAATATCTGATAGTAACTTAGCTACTTTATGTTTATTTACATACCCGTGCAATAGCTTATACAGCACACCCTTTCTCTTTTGCTTCTTTAGCTCCTTTTCCCTTAACACAAATGGACATTCATTATATGCTATATATACCGAGCATTGAAAACAATGCTTTTGCATACTACAATATTCTTCTATTTCTTTCTTAGATATGATATTTCGTTTCATTATTCAGACACCTTCTTCCCTACACAGTCCCCATTGTCATCAACCATCCAACCCATACCATCAAGCACCTTATCAATATCCTCTTTGTATTTTGGGAATCTTGTAATAACTGTGTTGTACTTTAGTTTCTGCAAAATAATCTGATATGCCAAGTATTTAGCCATTCGTAGACACTCCTTCCATTAAGGTATTCACGGCATCCTCAAGAACTGCAATGCGTTCCGACAAAGAGGGCGTCTGAGAGGTGCTTTCTGGAATCTGTGTAGCTTCTGGAATTTCAGGCTCTTTCGGCTTCTCAATTTCTTTCAGTACCCATTGTGTCCCATTCCAAAGACACTGGTGTTCTTCTGGAATTTCAGGCGGTGTTACTTCTACCATGTTACAAGGAATCTGCCAAGCACCACTGATAGGACTGCGGTCTGTGTTATCAAGTGTCTTAGGGCCTTCATACTCTCCTGTTAAGAGGTTAAAAGCATATACTTGTTTTGTTTCTTTCATTGTGTATTCATCTCTCCTTAATATTTAATTTGTGCAATCATGCAACATGCAGGGGGCTGTACCGTAGTGGATGCACCATAAATAGCATTGGACATCGAAGCATCAAAATATACCGTAGACAGGTCTATATCGCTTGTTGCATAAGTAGAAAACCCGGCATTTGTAGCTAAAACATTCTTCTTTAAAGCACCCCAACTTTTGTCTGTTTTTCCTGTATATCCACCTAAGGCGCTATACCCTGTAATATTTGGTAAGCCAGGTGTTTTTGTAGCAAGGGCATCTTCTCCCTGTAACACTCTACCCATTGCGTTAGGAACCTTTAAAGTATCTGTACTTGCATCATAAACGTACTTTGTAGCACTATTTGCACTCCATTCACTATCAGAGATACAAAGGCTGTTGTCTTGAGCAAATTTAAGTAAGCGAGGATATTCGCTGGCTTTTACGGTTGCCCCATTCGCCTTTATGTATCCATCATTCAGTGTAGGCTTGAGTACAATGTCACCGACACGGTTCCCATCTCTTACATCATCAAGGATAAATATAGCTGTACCATCTGTTATATATTGTCCTGCTTTCAATCTAATCACTCCTTAATATCTAATAATAGGGATGACATTAATTGCAGGGGGTTGCACGGTATTTGAGGAGCCATAGATTGAATTAGACCATGACGCATTAAAATTATCATGTGTAGCAACAGTCCCACTAGTGGCGTTTGAAGGTGGTATACCCTGATTAGCTACTAGCTCTCCTGGTTGTATAGCACCACTGTAATCCGTATCAGTAGGCAATGTCCATATGCCACCCCAAATTTTACCAATCTGCCCTGTGATATTCGGTAACCCAGCTCCTCTTCTCATACCAATATTCCACTCTGTATACTGCATCATCCGTTCCCGATAATCAGGAAGTACAAAGGTACTGCTCCCATCGCCTTTACCAAACAGCCCTGCATTAGTTGTTGTGTCATCCGTCCATAAATTATTACTTTCAATGAAATGTACGAGTCTAGGGTAGTCCGCCCTCTGTACAGTAGCACCATTGGCTTTAATGTACCCTTTAGGCAAGAACAAACTCCCTCGCACACACCCTACAGGTGTCATATCTCGTACATCATCGACAATCCAAGTTACTGTACCATCACTAATTAGTACCCCCCCACTAGACACTGTGGTAAGTGTATCAGGTACTGTATCAGCTGTTGTCCCTGCCGTGACGCACTCCAACCTTCCCCATGAAGGTAAATACGATGAATAGGCAATGTCACCAATTTCATACGATTTATTGCGTTGTAATGTAGTAAACCCATTCACAATTAACAAATCTGTATTTATAGTTTTCCATTTTTTTGATTCTGTCCCGATGCATCCTTCCCCGTCTGCACGCGGTACAATATTCCGTGTTGCCATTATTTAACCTCCCTTGGTTCTATATCCCCATTTTCATCTAATTCCCATCTCGAAGAGTAGGTGGGACTAATAGTTGGCATGAGATTCCCCGTTTCATCAATTTCAAAATAATTCTCTCCGTCAAGTGTTACTTTTACCCAATTCAGTGATTCAGAAGGTTTTTCACCTATAATATTGTTTCCTATGCACCGATAAGTATTTCCATCGGTATATGCCACAACGTCCGGGTAATTATACGTGTTGGCTGCGTTCCATGCTTTCGCACTTGCTGCATAAGCTGTAGCCGAATAATTACCAGCTTCTCTTGCCTTTCCAATAGCAATGAGCGCTTGTTTAGTAGCTTCATCTGCTTGTAATGCCGCACTTTCATGTTCATTAGCTGATTTCTGAGCTTCGCTTGCCGATTTTTCAGCATATATCAGCGCTAAGGATGCTTGTTTTGCTGCTTCAACGGCACTAATAGGTGCTAAGTTCGCACGATAAATTGTTTCTTGCAGCATCATGACTATCCAGTCCATCCCCTTTTCAATCAGAGAGAACGGTATTTTATCCGGCAAGTCTATATTGTTTTGTAGCGGTGTTTCTCTTGACAGGCGTATTCTCATGTTTGAGCTAATCGCGTTGCCCTGTACCGGATAGGTATATACATTATTTGTGTTATCAAATTCAAAGTTGGTCGTTATTTCTGTTTCCATTCCCGTTTCATCTACTAAATATCCATGTATATCAGATCCTGTCCGATACGGATACGGGTAGGAAAATGTTGTTTGTTTACCATCTCCTTTATAGGTAATATTTACTTCTGTAGCTTGGATCATTGTTTATCAGCTCCTTTCTTTTTAGACTTATTCTCCTTCGTCCGTTCTTTCGCCGTTTTATAGCGCCGGTCGAAGATGACAGCATTGGCCAAGGCGGCCAGGCTGCGGTCTGTATCAATCATGCTGAAGCGCATGAGGGACCAGAAGCCATCGGTCAAGGTGTCCGGCAATCCGACAAAGCGGTTCAAGGCACGGTTTGCGGCGCGGGCTACGTCGGTAGCGTCCTGGTTTTTGGATGCTGCTGCTTTCGAGGCTTTCATGAGTTCGTCTACAGCAGATACGGCCAGGACGTTGCTACTGTCGTAGTTCGGCAATCCGAACATATGATTCCCGATAATTTCGGCCGCATCGCGGACGACGGGGATACCTTGTACAGTGTTGGTCATGAATTTGACGCCCATTTTTTTGAGCAGTTTGTCCAGGTCATCCCCAGATACGGCCGAGCGATACAGCTGTTCAAATACGCTGTTCAGGACAATCCAGTACAGCATTGCGTTGAACATGGCCAGGCGATTGCCCGACTTCCACTTATAGCCCGCGTCGATGAGGGCATTCATGACGGTATTACAGTATGAGTAGAAGGGTGTAATCTGCGCGACAAGTCCATTTTTTCGTTGTAGTTCGGCCTGGTCTTTTACCATGCCGGAGCCGAGCACGTCGCGAACGGCCTGGTCTGCTTCAAAGAGTGCCTGGTCGCGCATCAATTTTTCGTCCGTCTTCCCAGCGTCTATTTGCTGCCGGAGGGATTCGTCATACTGATATTTCCATAAGGCCAAGCTGCACATTAGGTCGGTTTCGGTGATGAAGAAGTAGCCGTAGCGGTTGAGTGCGTCGCGAGCTATACGCGCCTTCTGCCCTGCCCGGCTGGTGTTTTTCGGCATAGTCAGGCGCATTTTCTGCTGCATGTCTTTATCTATGGTGTTGATACGGTCCGCCATGAAAGGCGAATGTTCCATGACAAAGCGGCGATTTCGATTGTAGGTCGGCGTCCCTTTATAAAATCCAATGCCAAAATTCACCATGGCTTTTACTGTATTCCATGGCCCAATGCGGTTCATCATCGGCAAGATATTCAAGCCGTTTAAGACGGCTGTACTGGTTCGATAGGCCATAACAGCAAAGGTCGTGTTGCGACGCATGTTTTCCAGCATACGGGATATTTTATCGGTCTTCTGGACGTCGGTCTTCCAACAGTCTTTTGCCCACTGTTTCAGGGACGCGTACGTTTTCATGCCATAGTTTTCCTGGACAGCCGCTTCCACGTCCGGATGTGAAATTAATTTGTACACATCAGTGACGGCTTCGCGCATACAGATATGGTGAATAGCTTCGTTAACAGCTGATGGCCATACATCCAAACTCTTATAAAGAATCTGGTTTTTGACTTGCTTCACTCGTTTCTTCGTACTGCCCATACCAATTCCCATGGTCGAAGAGCCGGACAGCTGCGTCTTGACAATGTCATCCAGTTCCATTTCATTGGTTCGTGTCGTGAGCTGAGGGTCGTAGACAATCGGATAGTACCCGCCGCTCACTTTGCGGCCATTAATGGTATACGGTTTCGCCCGGACACGCCCCATGCCGGAACCGTACAAGCGTTCCTGGACTTTATTCCGCTCCGGCCAGTATTGTTCCAGCTGGCCCCAAACCGCTTCCAAGAAGTCCAAGTCCTTATTGCTTAAAGCCCGCGAGAAAATATCCTCAATCGTGGCTTCATTGGCCTTCTGTGCTTCGTTCTTGACGTGTCGGTTCGCTTCATCAAGGACGCGCTGCCGCCCTTCCTGGTTACCCCAGTTCAAAGCCATGACGAGAAGCTGTTCTTTCGTGAACCGTTCAACGCTGCCGACAGCATACAATTTCTGGCTGCGCATCTTCCGCCACTCCGTATTCGAGTACATATGATAGATCCGCGCAAATTCCCGACATGCTTCCTGCAGCATAGTGAGTTCCCTCCGACTGGCCCGGTCTATAGGCTTATAGATGAATTGCATCCAATCATCACCCATGTTCCGAAGCAGCGTTTCGATTTTTGTCAGCGATAACAAGGCGTCGCTGAGCAGTTCTTTTCCCCGGCCTTTACGGTTCTGGTCGTTCCGGTCTTGTTCGGCATCCCAGTTTTCCCGGTGTGGCAAGGATTTCGCCAGGCGGGCAGCGGCATCGGAAATGGCGATGACGCTGCCGTCTGTATCGGTAAGGGTGTTGGCTTCATAATCGCGGCGGGACACTTTATTGACAGCCCGGATAGCTTCGTTAATGTCCCGGAATTGAACCATTGTTAGGTCTTTATCGTATTGGATACGGTCCTTTCCATCAACGATAGCCCGAATCCAGGGCGCTACCAAGTTATCCTGCTTCGGTGCTGTGTTCTGACCTGTCGCATAATCCGGCGACAGGTCCCGATAAATATAGTCCCAGTTCAGCGGCACCGGATTCCCTTTATCATCCAGCGGCGGCCGGCCGTCGCGATCAGTCATGCCGAGGTTATAGGCCAGGTGTTGGATGAAGTACCTTGCATGAGGTCCCATGCGCACTGGATGGTCGGCACGGCCTAATTGTTTAAGTATCCCTTTGATACCGTAGATTTCCTGGCCGTTCATGTCGAGGGACCCGCTTTCCCCTGCCATGGCCCGACGAATATAATCAGCATTATCTTTGGCGGCCCTGGCCATAGCATAGAATTTCTGTGCATTGGCTTTTTCCATGACTGCCTGCTCGAAGGATCCGGCACTCATGTACTGGTCCGCCCGATGACTAGCCGCTTTGGCTTTGATTTCATAGTGCCGCCACGTCGTCGCCTCCGATACTTTCATCGCATCCATTTCTTCACGAGCCAGTCGTAACATGGCCATGTCACTGCCCTGGACCATGTCGCGGGCCTGATTGAGGCCGTGGATGACATCGTTCAACGAGTCCTTCAGTTCCTTGATGACCTTGGCATTTTCCTTCTTGTTCGCCTGGTCCTTTTCTTTTGTGTCGGCCAGCTGCTTCTTCAGCTCTTTGATTTGCTGGTTCTTTGACAGGATACTGTCCTTCAGTGCGCCTTTTTGTGCGGCATTACGGTCGATTTCGACGCCCAGGATTTTCCGGAGCTGTGCCGCAATCTGCGCGTCGGTACCGGATACATTGCTGACGTCGCGAAGGGCTTTGACACATTCCGCAATATAGCCGTTCATTCTCCGGCGCATAGCGGCCGCTTCCAGCTGATTCAAGGCCATCTGTCCGTTTGTCGACGCTAACATCTCGTCAGCTTCAGCACGTATCATGTCCGGCGTCATGGTCATGTCTTCTTCATAGGTCTTGCGGATGGATTCTACATACTGGTCCGTCCGTTCTTCCATAGAACCGCCGGCGGCTTTTAGTGCTTGTTTAAATTCCGCATCATCGGCATAGCATAATTTGGCCAAGATGCCGGCGCGGGCTTCGGGCATGTTGTTGTAGATATTCTCATACTGATAAATCGGATTTTCAGTACACAGCTGTTTTTGATAAGCAAGGCGTTCTTCTTCTAACCCCTGCTGACGATCGGCGGCATCACGTTGGCGGGCTTCTTCTTCATACTGAGCGAGGAGTTTTTCTTTCGCCTGCTCCTTGATTTTTTCGGCCCACTTATGAATCATCATGCCTTCGCTGCCGGATAAATCACCGGAAAATCCTTTCCGGTTCCAGGCATCGAGTTCGCGGATCCGCGCCCAGGTTTCGATTTCATCGTCCGACGCCACCATTCGGTCCATGGCTCGGCGAACATCGTCTGTCGGTTCTTTTCCCAGGTTTCGCAAATCACGGTAAATGCCGATAAGCCATTTTTTAAATCGGCGGAATGGTCCCTGTAATTCTTTTACAGGCGCTTTCCCTTCGGCGATATAGCGTTCAAAGGCACGGGCGAAGCGTTCCTGCATCCAGCGTTCTTCGGCGGCTTTAATGGCCACAGTATCGCCACTTTCGCGGGCCTTCCAGATAGCGGCTTCATAGCCTGCAAATTCCTTCTCTAGCCGTGTCCCCTTGTAGTCGTCCAGTCTTCCGTCAGCATAAGACGCCCAGTCCTGAATTGTATGCCAGTCCTCGACAAGCTGTTTCGGCGCTCCTTCTTCCTGCACCATACGTTCCATTTCCGTCAAATACATGTGTGCTGATTCATGGATAAAAGAAGACTGGTCAGCTGCATCAAAGAGATGGATAGCGCCAGTGTTAGAGTCGAAGGCGCCACGGATTTTCCCCTGACGGTATGCCTGGTTATATTTGTCGATAATCTGAATGGCCTTGTCATCAAATACGACATAGCAACGGCCATCATAGGCATCATCATAGGTAATACCGTGGATTCCTTGTTCATTTAAATATTTCGACGTTTTTTCTATGTCTTTCCCGTCTGATAATGCATCAGTCAAATAATTGTAGATTTCTTTACCTGTCCCAATGCCTTTTTCCAATGTGGCTTCCGGGTTTTCCATAGCCGCTTCTATCAACTGATTCCGCTTCTTGTCGCCAGCCCCTTTAGCTTCTTTGGCCTGTTGCTGTACACCTGGAAGTTCTTCTTCCCACCTCTTACTTTCTGATTCCATATAGGAAGTATCGTTTATCTGTTCGTCGGTGTATCCTTGTTTTTTTAGGCTGTTTAAGGCAATCCGCTTCCTAAACGCCGGAAGGCCTTCCCATCCCAGGCTGGCGTCGTGGCAATGCTTTATGTTTAATTCCACTTTCCGCAAAGCTGTTTCTGCTTGGATTTCATCTTTAGTACTACCCATAGCTTGGCGCAACCATTTTGTCCAGAAGGCTTGTTTCTGTTCCATAGACAAAGATTGTACTGCCTGGAGAATCTTAGTTTGAACGCCTTTCATCTGGTCTTTGTAGCGCTTGTCTTCATCCAGCAACTCTTTGTTGGCCGGAACGTCGATTTCATATAAGACCGACGGAAGCCCGCGGTCTTTCATTTCTTTTTTGTATTTCTGAGCAGTCCGCTTGCTTTTCGCGGCGTAAATGCCCCAGCCGTGCATACTCGCTCCGGTGCCACTGCCGATTTTCCCTAAATCAAAATTATCAAAATCTACACCACTTCCATGCCATGCCCGTTGTTCAAACTTATCCGGGCCTATGTACATGACACCTCCGGTTTTGTTGTCTCCAAAATAGATACCATAATTGGGGGTACCATCGGAATTGACATAAGGCCTCCCCTGCCAATCATTGACATGCTGTAATAACACTCGTATACTAATATTAGAAGAATCAATATTTAGTAATGGCTGGTTAGACCCTTGCTCTTTCGAGGAAGAATTTCCAGAGGTACTGCTAAATATTGATTCTTTTTTGTTTGAAATATCATATGCTTTTAGGGATGTATATTCACCGCCTTCTACGAGAAATCTATTTCTTAAGTCCTTTACTGTTACCTTTACTAAATAAATTTCATTATTCATTTTTACCAAAGAAAAAATCAACGATATTTTCTTTGATTTGCTGTGCCTATCGATATGATCTTCTACCCATATTCCATTCTTTATAATTTCTGGAATAGCCTCAATCATTTCGTAATGAGCAGTATTACTCCTGTTTTCCTCGCTTCCTTCGGTACTAGTCTTATTAGCTTTAAAATGATTGAGTGAATCTTTATTAACGATGACTTTGTTGCCTGTCGCTTCATTGACATAGGGAATATATTCACCTTTGTCGTTTTTCTTAGAAACAATGTCATCTTCAACAGTGCCCGGCAGTTTACGGCGTAAATCCCTCCAGTCCATACCTGCATATTTTTCTTTAATCGTAATGACCGGCGCCGGGGCATCTAAGTTAATGGATGGGTTAGTTATCGGTTGTCCAAATTGGACATCGCTTCCGGTTCCGCCAATGTGGATGGGATGAGCGGCGGCAAAGTCTTTAGCCGTGTAGGCTGTATCTCCGTAGTCCCGGCGGATTTGTGCCCACCGTTCGGCCATGCGGGCGTAGAGGTAGGCGTTTTCTTTGGCTGCCTGGGATACGGCCTGGTTCCCCTGCTGGAAAGTTTTTACAGCGTCCTGATAAACGGCCGCACCTTCTTTGCTGAAGGTCTTGCGAAGGGCGTAGTCACTATGGCTGAGTTCTTCGAATTTTCCGCCCATATCGCGCAATGTTTCATAGCGCTGTTTAGCAGCTTCTACGTTGGCATCCCATTGTGGCAGGAGTTCCGGCGATGAGGCAGCTAATTCAGCCCGTTCATTTTTATAAGCGACATCGAGCATCTGATCTTTCGTCGCTTTACCGCCGTACTCTTTATACATATCGCTATACCAGGGTTCATTGTTACTCATGCGATAGCCACGTCCGGTCTGGACGTTATCATGGCCGTCTGTATCGGCCACGATAATAGATACACCCTGGGGCTTGTAGGTCCAGTAATACTTAAAATTGACCGCGTCTTCATATTGCTTACGAGCGTCTTTCAGCGCTTCTTTGTAAGAAGATTGCAAGTCATAGGGATTGCGATAGACGACGTCACGGGCAGCATCCTGTTCGATGGCAGCGGCGTCTTGAAAATGTTCCTGCATGATTTCTTCGGAAATAGCATCGCTCTTATCGTTGGCAATGTCGCGAAGTTCCTGTGCCAGAGCGTCCATGCGCTGCTTTCGTTCGCGAAGCGCTGCCAAATGCGTACCGCCTTGGTTCATGGTAGAGGCATCCATGAGGGTATTCGTATCAAACGATTCATCGGCCCGCTGCGCAAAGACGCCGGTCTTGATTTCCAGATCCGTGCCATTCTGTACCGCTGTATCTACCTGTTCCGGCGTCACTATATCGCGCTTTACGAGGTCGTTCAGTACGTTGACGCCTTCCGGTGTCCGGGCCAGCTCCTGGGCATCGGTATAGATAGTACCCATATCATGCTGTTCGGCCTGGCTTTGGATGACGGTTTGATACGTGGACGGAGAGTCTGTAGCCAGCTTATTGTCCGATTTATTAGCCACAAGGTCTGTAATCATTTGTTTTTCTACGTTGCGCTGATATTCTTCGCGCCAGGCGTCGACTTTGAGGCTGGCAATATTACGCATGGCGTTATAGTGCCCGACCGTATGCATACCGGTTCCCATAGCGCCCATGCCGAGGGCGGCCGGGACAGCATCCACCATAGCATCGACGGCGTTGTTGAGTACATCACCGACGGTGTTCCAGCTGCCCTTATGATGGATTCCATATTCTACGTTGGTTGCGACGTCACCGATGACGGACTGCACGCCTTCTTCAGTTAATTCAGACAGCGTCCCACGGGCGTACTGCTTCGCCCCTGCGATGGCGGCGAGCTTAGCCAGGGCTAATTTGCCCTGGTTTACTACGTCCCGTTGAGCAGCCGCATTTGTCAGCAGGGATTTTGCGGCATCTTTGCCGAAGGCCGCTTTAATCGGACCATAGCCAAATTCCAACAATCCCAATTCGACGGCTCCGTTCAGCGCGCCGACGACGGCACTATCAGTCAACATGTTCGCCCGGCTGTACAAAGGCTTTCCATTCGACTGCTGCTGTGCCATCTGCCAATAGCGGTCAGCCATGGATTGTTTACTGATTTCATTGTATAAGCCGGTCCGCAACCCCCAGGCAGCCCCGGTCGCACCGGCGGCGGCTAAGATGGCCGCCGAGCCAGCCCCGAGTGTTTCCGGGCCAGCCGCGGCGGCAGCAGGAGCGGCCGTGGCCATAGCCAGGGCCATGCCCTTCGGGACATACTGGAGAGCACGCAACCCCTGAGTTCCGTAAATGGTCAACTGCTGCACGGTATCATAGACGATTTTCCCCAGCGCCGATGTGGGCCGGTCTTCTTCCTGGTAGGCTTTGAGGCGCTGTGTGATTTCGTCGACTTCCGGTTTGACGGTATCCAGATCTTCACCATTGACAGCTTTCATCTGTGCATCATAGAGTTTCACCATATCGGAGCCGGAATTAAATGCGTCAGCAAAGAGTTCACCCGCACTGTTGAAGGCATCGCCAATACGTTCGAAGATGCTGCGAGTATCATTCAAGTCCCGGTGATTCCGCAAGGCCAGGGCCGCACCAACGGGGTTTTCCTGCCGGAATTTCGCCAACTCCGGATAGTATTTATCCAGCGTTTCCGGCGAATACCAATTATTGCCAGGAAGAAAGTCATTGATAGTCAATAGGGTATCGCGTTTCTTTGTTTCTTCAAGCAATTCGGGATGATCTACCATATACTGCGGCGACACGCCGAGCATAGGGGCATAGGTATCGGCATCCTTGAGTACCTGCGCATTTTCGTTGAAAAGATTGCGCCAAATGTCGCGGGCCGAATCGACGACCCATTCAGCGGCCTTCTGCCATTCCGGCGTTTCTTGCTGCTCTGGTGGGTTCAAGTTCCCCGTGATGGTTGGCGTTGTCAGTAAATCCGGTATTTTACGCATGACAGGCCGGCCGGATGCGATAATTCCCCCAATTTTCTCATCATTGGCGGCCGCTTCCCGGGCTTCGGCTTCATGCCGTTCAGCCGTTTCTTCTGCTGATGGCGTAATCATGGCCTGCGTCTGTTCTTTGACGGGTATTATTTTAAGGGCATCGCTCATATCGCCCGACGTATCAAAGGTATAGTCTGCCATATTTCCTCCTAATAAATGTAAGACCCGCCACCTTCGGACTGGTCTTCATCTTCCCCATTCGCATAAGCTATATTATTTTCCACGTGTTCCGTAACGCTTTCATCGACGGCATTAGCCGCTTCACTGACAGCTTCGCCTACTTCACTGGCCGTTTCTGTCAAGGTGTCAACATAGCTATTATCATCATTGCTGCTATCACTACTGTCTCCATCATCACTGGCTGCTTCAGCCGATTCGACTACATCGGCCAAGGTCCGTTCGCCGTCGAGGATTTGTTGTACGTCCCAGCGGTCAATGGTATATGAATTATGGTTCCAGTCTGTAACGATTGCATATCCATCGTCGCCTACCGTAATACGAAGGATACCTGCTGCCCGCATTTGTGCCTGTGAATAGCCGCCATTCGTCGGATCTGCCGTTATCGCATTGACGCCAAACTGAATCAAATCATTCATAGACGGTTCATTCCCATTGTGTTCGGCACGGTATTGAACGGCTGCCCCGCGAATAAGCTGCTGAATAACAGGCCAATTCCCTTTAAATTCCGCCGGATTGATACCGCTGGCATCAGAAATCTGCTCAGGCGTGATATTGTACATCGGCTTATATTCACCGGTCCCGTTCTGATAATCACTGGCCGCTTTCTGCAAGGTATTGAGGTTTGACGCTGATAAGTGAATCCCATGATTATTGCAATAGTTGACTATATCGTTGAAGGACTCTATGCCGTTGCTTCCGAACAGTGATTTTAGGACAGTCATATTGGCCCCGCTGCTACGAGAGCTGCCGCTTCCACCACGACCGCCGCCGCGGCCACTTCCTCCTGACCCGCCAGAGCCGCCAGTACGGAAGCTGACATAGGCACTGATACAGCTTTTCAGCGTCGTATATACATCGGGATTGTTGTAGCCGTATCGCTCTGCAATGGCTAAGTAGGCTTGCGGGTCCAGATTCCCCGATTGATAGAGCTGCTGCATTTCCATTCTTCCCTGTTCGACGATAGCGTCATTGGCTTCTTTTTCCTGCCGTTTCTGCTCAGCAATGATAGATGTCGCCATTTGTTCCGCTTTTTGGAGTTCTGCTTCGTCATAGATGACTTCCGTATGAGCCGTCACGCCGCCGGATTTTTCCAGCCCGCCGTGATAACCGCCTAAATGGAGATGATAGCCACTGCCGGCATCGTGGAAGAGGACCTGGTCAAAGGCGCCGCTGTCTTCAAAGGTTTTGCGTACTTCTTCGGCTTTCTCAGCGCTGGTTCCTTTAGGCAGTACAATGTCGACAGCATTGCCCCCGTTCGATCCAATGATATGCTGACTGGTCGGTGAGCCATTGACTTCGGCGTTATGTTCCCGTGTGCGGGCCGCCGAAGAGATTTCCGCTCCGTCGGCAACACCCATCTGGTTGAGCATCCCACCGATGAACGGCAGGGCTTGCTGAAATTCCGGCGTCAGTTCTTTAACTTGTTCGTCAATGTCCGCCCCCTGGGTCGGCAGTTTATACGGCTGTATCTTACTGCCGCCGTTACCGGATAGGTCCATACCATCTAAAGAGTCGTAATTATGCTTGACAAGCTGTTTATACTGTTCTGCCGCTTCCCCGCTGCCATTATATGCCCGTACGCCTTCCCATGGGTCGCCACCGTTTTCGTCGGTCTTCTGTTTGAGGATATACGCGCCGGCACGGATATTCTGTTTCGGATCCGTATTCCATCCAGGAAATTTACTATCCAAATCATAGGCCCGTGCCGTTTCATCGGTAATCTGGGCGTACCCACCGCCGTCTGCCATGTACATCCCTTCGATGGTATCGCCACCGGTTTCACGCATGCCTGTAGATAAGTAGATTCTAGGGTCCAGTCCCTGTTCATGAGCGGCGTCAATATACCAATCGACGACCTGGTTGCCCGTGCTGGCACTGCCACTGTATACGGTCTTCGTCGCCCCAGCCCGGATGTATTCGGCACGCTTTTTGGGGTCATTCGGATACAGGCGGGCCGCTTCTTTTGCCCGTTCCAGCAGGCCATTATCATGTTTCCGCTGCAAGAGCATATGCCGCATAGACGTCAATTTGCTGTCATCGACCCAGGGACTGACCTTATCCAGCAAGGCCGTCGCTTTATCGAAGTCTGATGCATTACCGCTGGCCGTCAAATTGGTGAGCACCGAGTTGACCATCGTCGTGGCTTTGTCTTTTATCATGGCATCCATCTTATCTTTCCCGTAAATATTGCCATAGAGGGCATAGGCTGTCGCCGTAATGCGGTTTAGTCCTTTGAAAAGGCCGTCGCTGTTGCCGCTTTCGACGAGGTGGTCCGTCTCGTTCGTGACAAAGGTATTGAACGTATTGTCCCGATGTTCCAAGTCTTTCGCGTACTGGTATTTCATGACCTGGCCCGCCCGCTGAACGTTTACGTCATCGGCCATGCGCAGGAAGGCATCGTGGGCTTTCTGGTAGTTCGGCAGTCCGGCCATGGCCGATTCCCGGATAGCCCGTTCGCCGGCCTGGTACTGATTGACCACATCCAGGGCATTTATGTCCTGCTTATTTAGCAGTCCCGTATCAGGATTGTTAAGCAGGTCGTTCATGCCGGCTTCGTATTTATTCTTCGCATCCAAGACGCTCAGATTAATTTGGTCGTCGACATAGGCCTGCATCTGCTGCTGAACGGCGCTCATGCCAGTTTGCCAGGCTTTAGCGCCGGACACATTGGCCCCATAGGCATTGGAGTCGCTTGGGGCTTGGACATTGCCATGGATGGTGTTCGGGTCCACGGACGGGTTATAGCTCTTGATCTGCATGATTTCCTCCTAGTAGTATTTTTCGAGATTGACCGGGCGGATACGCGGCTTGGAATCGTATTTGGCAATCGCCTTATCCAAGTTGACTGGCGTAATCCCTGTATACGAGTAGGCCGGCGTGAAAATGCCGGCTTCCTGTTTGAACCGGTTCGTATAGGTATAGTGGCCGGTGCCGTTATAATAGGTGCCCGGGTTAATGTCATAAGCGCCATTGTACGTGCCGCTGTCCTTGTCAGCGGCTCCGTAGGTCCGATGGATACCGTACATGGACGCGGCCGTCCCTAGGATCGTACCCCATAAGGCACTCTTTTTCTGAGCTTGTAAGTTCGCCGCGCTGGTCCGATAGGCATTGGCCTGGTTCTGATAGTTGACTTCATTCACATGTTCAGACCAAACGTCATTGCGCTGATTCTGCAATAAGGTACTGCTGTCATCACGCCAGGCATCATAGCTGGAAGACAAAGCATCCAAAGGGGACCCGCTGAGTTGCAGTCCGCTGGCCCCGGCCTGAGCGGCTGTCTGCCCGGCGGCTAATTTCATGCGGTCATTCAGCTTAGACTGCTGCGCTGCATATTGTTCGGCAATCTGTTCTTGTTTGACCTGGCTGATACGGGCATTTTGTTCGGCTGCCTTAGCCTGTGCATTATACAGCGCCGATTGTGCGTTATACTGCTGTTTTTGCTGGTTGTACTGATTGATTCCCTGTATGGCTGTAAGAGCCATCATCCACGGTGCGCCGCACATGCTTTTCATCCCCTTTCACAAAAAACAACTGCCACGACATATCTTTATAGAGAAAGGGCTTCGAGAATTCCGCGCCGAATGATTTCAGCCAGCGCCGGGACTTCTCGTTGCTCTGGGTTATCATATTCCACATTTTCGGGAACCGCCGCTTCCACTTCGGCAGAATCTGCCGGCCCAGGGCGACGAATTCTTTCTTATAATGCTGATAAAGATCCTGTCGTGCGACACACCACACGACATGGCCATAGCCGCAAATTACACTGCGGCTGACGCCGAACAGCAATAGCGGCTGGCCGTCCACGTAGGCGATGTAATTTTCGTAGTCTACATCGACGGCGAAGGTTTCTAAGTGGGTATCTGTTGCTTTTAATTCCATATCGTCCCGATCCCGCAGGCGTTCTGCCAGCCAGCGGACGTCGGGCAGTAATTCTTTCGTTATCGGTTTAACCGTTATATGCGCTAACCAATCCCCCATCAATACTGACCTCCTTGATTATGGCGTTGAGTTTAAAGGGGTACGGTTCATCACTCATGATGCACAAGTGGTTGCGCGTGTTGGCCCCAATATCGTATAAAGGGACGCTCTGAGTCAGGTCCCCGGAAAATAAGGTATATTCGTCTGTGTATTTGAGTTCGTCCATTTTGTCGAAAGTCAGGCCGATTTTACCGCCGTATGTATCTTCGACACGCAGGGTGACCGCGTTTATTTTATGGACGCGTCCCTGCAGGGTTCCTTCCCGGAGGCTGACTTCCATGCCGGGCTGTTCAATCTTGGTCGTGTACGGCAGGCCCGCGATGATACGGCTATATGATTCATCGAGATGCACCATGCCGTCAGCTGGGACGACTTCGTCTTTCTGACGGATACCGTCGCCTACGATGGTTACCGTTTTCCCGACGAGATGTGGCAAAGCAATCGTCGTGCCGCTGCCCGTGACATAAGAGTCGGCATATTGGTCGGTATCGTCGCGCATGACGGCAAACTGTTCCAAATACCGCTTCGGCTGCCCGTTTACGGTCCGTTCGACGATAGCGTAGAGTTCGTCGTTCTCGTTGCGTGGGATGGCGACAATCCATTTATATTTCCCGTCCGTGACGAAATGAGACCAGGCAAAGACTTTCTGCTCCCGTATCATCGTAAAGGCCAGAAGGACGCCGTCATCGCGGACGAAAAAGAGCGTGGAATCCGGTTCCTGGCAATAAGCTGACGAGAGCAGTTTATGGTTCTTGACTAAGTGAGTAGCCAGAATATCCAGCTCGTCGCCGTTATAGTTGTCCGATTCGTACTGATAACCCAGGTCGCGGACGGTCGAACCGGACCGCTGGACATGGACGATACGGTTGCCGATATGCTGTGGCAGACACGTCGATGAGCCGCGCATGGTCTGTGATTTTGGATACGCCTTCGTCGGCGTCAGGACGCTGTCGCCGCTGATGACCCATTCATTGCCTGACGTAAGGACGACGAGGTCCTGTGACGGGACGAGATGACGGATTTGATACGAGTTACGGACGATGAGGTCCATTTTGATAGCGCTGTCATCGGTGACCGTTCCGTCCACTTTTTCAATGGAAAAGTTCGGATAATCTCCGGTCTTGCTCATCCATAGCGAATAGGGATTCTTGTAATTGGCGGCAAAGACTAAGCGGTCCTGGAAAAAGCACGACTGCTGGGGGAAGCCGTAATAGCTGTTCCACGAAGACAGGGCATAGTCGGCCGTTTCGTCGGTACTGCCGAATACATCTTTGACGGCGACGGTAATGGTCGTCCCAGAATTGACAGCCGTAATCTTTGCTGTCCCCGTATGGGTATAGGGCAGGCGTGTCAAATCTACGGTCAGTTTCGATTTATCGGCCGCATCATCATTCCAGACTTTGACGATGAGCCGCAAATAGCAGCCCCCCGTTTCACTGCCCGATTCGGTATAGTTCTGGTCGTCATTGGACGTGTACTTGCGATATTCCCGCCAAATGGAGCTTTTCTTTTCCCGCTTCTGAAGAAGTATTTCGTAGTGGTGTGTCCCATGAGTGACGATTTTCCATTTTTCCCCGACATAGAGTTCGCCTGACGTCCATGTCGTCGTTTCTTCTCCCCAGGATCCGGACAAGGTCTGGCTGCCGACTTTCTGGTTGAGCTGAATATAGCCGCCTTCCATGCCACTATGAAAAATAGCGGCTTGCGAGCTGATAGTCACGGTCCCAGAGGTGCCGGATGGCGTGACTTTATTATCGACGACGGCATCGAGCATGGCGTCATAATAGGGTTCAGTGATTTCCATGTCGATAAGGTCCCAGCCGTCCTGTTTATGCCGCAGCAGTTTTACCGGATACTGGCCGGAACAAATATACATGACATCGCCGGACTGGCTGAATTGTAACCCTTTAGGATTACTATAAGGCGTACTGATTTCTATGCCCGTATAGGCGCCATCTTTCCAAATCCGGATGTATTGGACGCCGACTTCCAGGAGATACGCGTCAGTTTCAGAATTGTAAAAACTAGCGAGGATAGCGTCCTGAGTGCTGCTTTTGAGTTCGCCAATATACTTGGACCCCTGTCGACGGTAACAGCCGCCATAGGGGCGTATAACGGTATTCTCCGCATTAAGCAAAGCCGACTTGTACTGGTCTAAATCGACACGGCTGCCGACAGCCGGGGATATTTCACCTGTCGTAAAGGCCGGCTGAATGACGTAGATGTTAGCCACGGTATCCCCTCCTTGCGGCGATGTAGCTGCTTTCAAAGGCGGTGTGCGGTTCCATTTCCCGAGCATCCTGGACCTGCGCCTGAGCGATGACAGCCCGGTACAGCTGATATTCGTTCTGTCCCTGCTGAGGGTTGCCAGTCAGCCGCATAGCCAGTTTCGACGCCAGCAGATGCGCGAAGCCTTGCAAGAAAATCGTATCCATCAATTCCGGGTCTTCCACATCCCACGTATAGTCGGCATAGCACTGCTCGCCATTGGTAACGATGACTTTTGTACTGCTGCCGATATTGACGACGTCGAAGCGCTCATAGACGCGGTCAGCGCCGCTGGCATCGGATACGACATTACGGATCATCAGGCATTTATCGGGATAGCCATAGGCAAAATCCCAGCCCGGCACATCGACATCGACTACGGCCAGGCGCTCAATCCGGTGTGCAAACCCCCAGGGAAAAGACCGTAGCACTTCACGACGTGTCGGGTCGTAGAATAGTTTACAAGCTCTCGCATTTTCCACGCCTTCTTCCATGTTTTCAATGACGCCCTTGCCGATATTCGACAAGGCCATGTTACAAATATCTGTATCGGTCATGGCTGCTCCTTTCTATAGAGTGAGGGGCCGAAGCCCCTCCCATCTACAATCTGTGTTTCCGTACGAGGTCGACGAGGTCTTGTTTCGTCGCATCGTCGGGATACGGTATCCCGGCATGTTCCAGGCGAAGTCGCAGCTCATTGGCATGTAAATCTTCGAGTCTCCGCTTCGGGCCGGCGTTTTTGAAATGGATAGCTGGTATCATGCCAGGTCCGCATCCATGACCAGGGCGGCCGTCAAGGTGCCGCCTGTCAGAGCCGATGCGCCGGTGTATTTGATGCGCATGAAGCCCAAGTCCCCATAGGGAACTTTTGTTTTCAAACCGTCGTCTTTTTTCAGGGTATACGTTCCCAGGGTAACGGCTTTTGTAAAGGCTTCGTCCACAGCCGTCTGTAATTCGACGGTCAAATCGGCCGTAGCGCCGGGAGCCGTGACATAGAGGATAAGCGGATTGCCCGCATCCCCTTTGCCGGTCTGGACGACGTCCGACATGCCTGTCGTCGTCCCGTTCAGTGCTTTCTTCCAGTAAAAGGTGTTTTCGCCATCGTAAACCATAGGGTCCTCCTATTCTGTAATAACCGGTTCGGTATCGCTCAGGGCGTCACATTTAGACACTTCCAGCCCCTGTACATAGAGTTTCGGGATTCCGTTCAAGGCTTCGCTCTGGGTGACGTAGATGTTGTTTTTGTCGTTCAAGTACAATTCCAGGATCGTATAGACTTTGTCCGATACGTAGAGAATCGGGCGTTTCGGATTGACGATACGGTTCTTTGCGACGATGATATTTTCGACGAGTTTCTTCCGGTCGGCTGCCGTAATCCCTGTCGGGTTTGTGGCAACATCGACGTTGCGGATTGCCGCTACTTTACGGAGATTCTGGACGGCCAGGCCAGCGTCCCAGGAAAACCAGGTAACGAGGGCATTGTACTTACCCCCTTCGCTATCTTCCACGATATGCTCGCCTTTGTCTTCCATTTTGAGTCCAGCCTGGGAGCCTTTTGGATAAATGCCGGTGACGGCATTTTCGCCCCAGTCGACAATGTACATCGACGTCTGCTTATTTTCCGTTGTGCCGCCGGCGTTAATAGTCTGGAAACCATAGGTTCCTTTATCACCCGTGAAGGTGTTGAAGCGAATGCCCAGGCCATTGAATTCGTCGGGGTTCTTTTCTGTGTCGCCGTAGAACATATATTTTGCCAAGTCCTGAGTGAATCCTTCGACGAAGGCGCCGTCTTCCGAACGGCGGGTTGCTTCTTTGTCTGGTGCCAAGTTGACGATACGGACGTCTACCTGGCTCATGCCTTCCATAAGGCAGCAGGTATCGACAATCTGACGGGTCGTCGATTTCCCCGGCGTAATGCCGCGGTTGATACGGCGGAGCTGAGGATGAGGATACGACGTGCGCAGTGTCGTCTGATTGCCTGTCGGCAGGTTGCCTTCCATCCAGGGGATGTGCTGCATAATCGGGTTGCTCTGGGCCATGATTTCCATGATCCAGGCAATCTTGCCATCGGGATCCATGCGCTTGCGCAGGTCCGAAAAAGTCAATGCGGTGTTACCGTAAGCCATAGTTTAGCCTCCTAATATTTCGAAAAATCTGTCTGATCATATAACGAACGGCCGCTTCCTCCGCCGCTGCCCTGGCCACTGTGTCCCGGGTCTTCGCCCACAAGGGAAGACATCGCGGCCATGGCGCGGATCATGGCAATGTGGTTGCCAGCGCCGGTGAGGTTCAGCATTTTCGTAAAGCCCGGCACTTTTTGTTCCAGGTAGTTCCGCGTCGTACAAGCGGCTGCTACGGTTTCGTCGAATTTTCCGCCCAGTTCCTGGCGGGCTGTTTCGCCCCATCCCTGGATTTCCTGGACGTAGCTGTCCTGTACCTGCTGCGCGGCGGCTTGTGCCGCATCCCGTGCATAGGTCATACCGAACCGTGCGGCCGCGGTGGCCTGGTCCTGAGTGGCCCCCAGGCCGTGAAGAATGTCGCTCAGCTGGTTCGACAGTTCATCATCCATTTCGGCGTTTTCGCCAAAGATTTCATGAAGTGCACCGGAGTAGTCATACGTTTCTGGTGCGGCCGGCGGGTTCGTATCCTGCAGGGCCGTCGGCGGATTCGTGTCCTGCGGAGCCGGTGTGCCTTCGTCACCACCCAAGGCAGTGGGTACGACAGGAGCGGAAGGGTCGGTTTCCGCGAATAACTGTAAATTAAACATGTTTCTTTCCTCCTTCAATGCGGGCGATTTCCAAGGCGTACTCGTTTTCGGCCTGCTGTTTCTTGTTAATGTGGTCGACATCTCGTGTCAGCATAGCCAGGTATTCCAGCCCGACGGAACGCCTGCCTTCGTTATACGCCGTAATCAAAGCACTGCGGTGAAAGGTCGGTACGTTGACACGCGCCCGGTCTAACAGACGCATGAGGAACCACCGGCCTTTTCGGTCCGCCAGTACATAATTCAAAGCCTCCTGGTCGAGGCGCTGGTATTCATCCATCATGTTTCCATCCCCATCCATTCTCGTAATGCCGGATTGCCGTCATTGGCCGCATCAGTCAAATTCTTTGCCGCCTGAGCCAGCGGGGCCGCCTGCTGTGCCTGCTGCGCGGCTAGGGCCTGCTGCTGCGCTTCCTGTTCGGCTTTCTGCTGTGCCTCCAGGATTTGCTGATATTCGTCTTCCGACCGGACCATCGTAGCCGGTACGCCGATCCGGTCGAGGTACTTAGCCACGGCATCGGAGAAGTCGACACGGTTCACGACGCGCGGGTCGAGCTGTGCCGTCTGTCCGACAAAGGCCAGGCCCTGTTCAATCGCCGTCAGTCCGGACATTTTCTGTGCCTGTGCCAGCGGAGACAGGTACTCGATTTTGATTTCCTGCCCATCGAGCAGCGCCTGCACTTCGTCCGGCAAGGGTGGGAATACCTGGTTCCGGTCGAGGATGTTATAGACACGTTCCAGCACTTTATTCAGGAATTCTGATTGCAGTCGTTCGACGACTGGCCCCAGCTGCTGCAGTTTTTCCTGGTTCCGGGCCATGACTTCCTGTGCTGTCATCTGCCCCCGGTCGAGCTGGTCGAGCATGAGGAACAGGTCGGTCGAATAGGCCCGTTTGATACGGTCTTCGACGCGGACGATTTTCTGGTCCAGCGTGCCAATATCCAGCTGTCCCTGGAATAAGGGACGAACGGCATTGTTCGGGTCTAGGTTCGCCGTATAGCCGCCAGGGAAAAGATTGATACGGTGGGCAATATCTGCCGGCCCCTGCATGGGCGGTTTGATACCGAGTTCGGTAGCCATGGCCGCGTCGTACTCCATTTTTTGGAGCATCCGCGAGTCTGGCAGGGCATACCACGCCGGGCCGATTCCGTATTCTTCCAGTCCCTTTACGTCATATCGGGCTACGGGGATAGCCCATTCTTCAAAGCCCGTCGCTGCCAGGACTTCCTGGTCATTGGAACCTTCCACCCAGTAGACAGACCGGAACGGCATGTGCTGGTTTCCCAGTTCGTCGCCGTCGGCTTTGTCGTTTTCTTCGACGAGCCAGCATACGGTAAAATATGTGCTGTAACCGTTATTACTGCGGTAGACATCCTGCACGCTCTGCGGGCAGTTCTCCAGGCCGAATTTGCCGACAATCTGGGCCGCTGTCATGCGGACTTTGCGGGCAAAAGTATTGACGATACCCTGAGCATTGGTACCGAGGGCATAGGTCCCGATGGTATACGGCACAAAGGTTATGCCGCGTCCGGCGGCAAATATGCCCATAGGTGCCTGTCCCATGGGAAGTTCCATGTATACCGTATGGACGGCATTATAGAAATTGCTCCGTGCCAGGACGTACTCTGTAATATCACAGCGTTGATCTAACACACGCTTGACCATGACGTTGTCGTTGAGCGTCATGTCAGCCAGGGTATAACGGAACCATTTCCGCGACGGCGGCGTCAGGCCTGACTGGATCCCCGCCGCAAAGATACTACGGCAGTCGCCCGGCGTCGTGTTATAGATATTATCATCGTGCAGGTTCGGCTTGCCTGGCTGGTCATCGTCGAACTGGCCATCGTAGGGAAGTTCATTGTCCCGTATGTCCTTCCATATATCCAGCCAGCGCTGACGGTTCCGAAAGAGTGCGGCATAGCGCTGTATGAGCTTTGATTTCTGCTGGACCGTGTTGGTCTTCTTGAATTTATGGCTGCCCGTCGGCGAGCGGGCCAATTCTGTTTCAATAACCGGTCTCATAGCATCACCCTAAAGTATTCTTGCCATTGGTGCTCCCTAAAATGGAGTCCAGGCCGGACCGGAAGTCCCGCAACTGCGTCGCCGAAAATCCGCGTTTCTTCTTCGCATTTTTCGTGGCATCGTCCGTCGTATTACTCGTATCATCGCCGACGTTGACGGTCGTTGCCACGGGGTCGGCCTGCGGGACCGTCGGAGCGCTGCTGCCCCCGCCAAATCCTAAAATACCGCCAATGGCTTTCCCTACTTTTCCACACATAGTGTTACCTCCTCTTGAACAAATCGTATTTCGTATTAGCCGTCCCTATATCCGCATCCCTGCGGAGTACAGGAAAGGCAAAGGTCAGCGCCAGGGCATCTGCTTCGTTCGGAGATGGAAGCCCGCGTCGCTTCATGTCTTCTTTTTTCTCCAGCTGTATTTCGCCTTTGGCATTGACAAAGGCTTCCGGCCCGATGAGGTCGTCATGGATGACGTCCCCGTCTTCGAGTACCCCGCCATCCCGCAGCCAGTCCCGGAGGGCGCCCCACATTTCGGCCCGCTTATTGGCATAGCCCCGCTTTCCGGATGCACTGCCAAAGGCCACGAGCCGCCACTGGCGTCCCATGGTCAGGCCGAAAGAGTACACGCCCGTTCCGTAGCCCTGGTCGATGAAGACGGCCTGGGCCTGGTACTGATCTTCAAAGGCGGCAATCTTTCCGGCGATGACGCCGTCATTGTCGTTTTTCGCATACGACGCCAGCTTGCGGCTGTACAGCCCCTGCCGCAGATAGATGACGGTCGCATCGCCGCCGCTCCATGCCATGTCCACGCCGAGAATAACCGGCGCAAAATTGTACTGAGCGGGCCGTATGGCGCGTTTTTGCGCGTCTTCGACGAGTTGTGCCGAGATGAACTGATTTTCCGATGTAGCCGGAAATTCGCCGCGTACACGGACCCGGAAGAAGTCCGAGTCTTCGCCATATTGATTTTCCCACTGTTTTATTTGGGCTTTGTTCGATATAGGTACAGACCGGCTGTCTATCTTCTTTGTGTTCCAGTATTTCCGGTATTTCGTAAAGCAATCATGAAAACGCCCAGTGTTGCGCGTCGGGTTGCCGAAGGCACACCAGATAATCTGGGTATCCGTATCGGTCAGTGCCCCTTCAGCAACTTCCCAGATAGCATCGTCAATGGCCGAGGCTTCGTCGAATACCAATAGGATTCGGCTGCCCTGGTTATGCAACCCGGCGAAAGCTTCCGGATTGTCTTTGCTCCAAGGGATAGCATCAATACGCCAGGTCCGGTCGTGCCCTGCCTGAATGGAAAAGAGCGACGTTGCCGTCAGATGGAACAGCTCTTTGCCGATGAAACGCCGATACCATTTGGCAAGCTCCGGCCAGGTCTTCGTCCGCAGCTGTGCTTCTGTATTTGCCGTGACAACGCCGCGCGTATTGGGATACGTCGAGATAGCCCATAGTATGATCCAGGCGACCAGCGCCGATTTGCCGATACCATGACCAGAGGCTACCGCTTGATGAATGACTTCATTCGGCGTAGCCAGCCCTTTCCCTATCATCCTTAGCTGTTCCAGCTGCCAATCCTGTGGCGCCTGACCCTGCAAATCCGGGTCATGGTCCCAGTCAAAAGCAAACCAGACAAAGGCTTCCGGATCGTCACTTACTTGCCCCAGGCAGTCTATGACTTGATAAGCTTCATCTATGGTCATTCCTTTTTCTTCCTTTCCATAGCGGCTTTGAGCCGGCCCTCTGTATTTATAGCCGCATCGATACTCAGGTTTCCTGTTACTTCCGTCTGCTGCTTCTGCTTCCAGTCACTCCCGGCCCGGTTCGTAAGGTAGAAGATACCAGCCCGCGTGTCCGGCGGATAGTAGCAGAGGCTGTTTTTCTCCGTTGTCGTCGTAACCTTCTTGCCGTCTTTTTCGACGGTGACAGTTTCGGACTCGTGGATTTTCTTTTCAATTCCCAAGGCCCGCGTCAGGAGCGCATTTTCTACGCGGGCGATGCAGTATTCTTTCGGCTCTTTGAGGGCCTCCGAAAACTCTACATGTTCGGCCTGCCATTTGTAAAACGTAGACAGGCTGATACCGATGTAGTCGGCGATTTCATCATTAGTCCATCCCTTGCGGCACATAGACTGAACAATCATCATGTTTTTCGCCGTGTTGAATTTAGCCCAGGTCACAGCGCGGCGCTTCTTAGTTTTTATTTTGCGCGCGCTATTTGGGCGCGTATTATTTTTATTTAAAAATATCTTTTCCCGGTGAATCGGGGTTCCCCGGATTTTATTGGCTGTCATTTAAAGACCCTCTTTCTGGACCGATAGGGGACCGGCTCATGGTTCAGATCCGACACATGGCGTTTCGCCCGATGATATTTCAGCTCAAAACACACGCAGCGCTCATGGACGATTTCCAGGCGCAGGTTCGTACAGATTTCCATTTGGTTGAACTTGCAGCGGATGTTATCACAGTGAATCATGGCCGTCCCCCCCCTTTCTGGGTACAAAAAAGGCGCTCCGCGGTTAGGCGAGCGCCCGTATTTTGTTGTTTTCTGACACTATCATTTTACCACATGTTCGACTCCTATTTACTCCTGTCTTTTAAAATCTCGATAAATTTCCGCATCCACGCGGCCCGTATCAGACTGTTCAGCTGCTCCAGTGCCAGGCGGTGACTGTTATATGTCCGGGACGGCGATAAGTGAATCCGCATGGCGACTTGTTCCCACGTTAGGAAGTCGACGTAGTAGTATTTCAAAATAGCCCGCGACCTGGCATCTGGAAGCAGGGATATAAATTCTTTTCCCATTTCCCGGATCTGATAGAGTTTCGCTTCTTCGCGGGCAATCTTTTTCACAAATTGTTCGATGTGAACGGGGATACGCGATAGGTCGTTAGGACCGCCAGCGCTGACACAGGGCCGCGCCGGGTTCGATACTTTCAGGCATAGCCCGTTTTCCTCCAGGTATCGCTCATACTTCAGCTCTTCCAACTCGTAATGCTGTTCCCGAATTATCAGTAAGAATTCCCGGGCATCTACGATACCGGTTTTTACAATGTCCACCTTACCACCTCAACAGTAAATACGTAATTCCGAACCAAAAGATAATCGCCCAGGCAATCATTGCCGTCCACACAATCCGTTTCAGGTCCACGCTATCAGTCCTCCTTCGGTATCCGTGCTATTGGTGCCCAGTAATGTACCCGCTTCTGGTCGATAAGCTGCTGTACATCGTCGACAATCCAGTATTCCCCATTAAAAAATCCACATACCGGGAATCCGTATTCGGTGTCGGCGTACATCGCGCATAACACGCGGCGTCCTACTTCAGGCATTTCTTCCCTCGTTGCTACCCATTTCATTGGTTTTCTCCCTCCCCTTTATTTTTCTTCGTTTTTTCGTGGAGAACCCGCAGGTGATCCAGTTCCTGATACAGCGTCCGTGCTTCATATTGTGATTCGGCAATATAATTTTCCGTTGTGATATTCCCGTTAACGTATTTATCATGCAGTCTCCAAAGACTGCACGTTCTCTGCCAGACGCTGTCTGCTACTGTCTGGTATTCTTTCAGTGCCAGGTTTTCTTCGGAGTCCATGGCATCCTCTTCGTCTGCCGGTTCATGTTCCGCTTCCACTGCCGCAGGGCGTTCCGGTTCTCGACCAGCTTCCACCATAGGCCGTGTTTCTTCTGCTAGCTCTTCGGCCGGCTTGTCGTCGATGAAGTCCATGATGGTTGTCTGCCGTGGATCATCAGCCGGCTTATTACTAATGCCGTTCATGTCTTTATAGTGGCGGACATCGGCCAGGCTGATTTCTTCTATGTCGAATTTGGTCATTCCATCGAACAGGCCCTTTTGGTCTTCTGGCCGTAACTGGCAGATTTCATAGGCCACGGATACACCGAGTTTTCCGTCTTTCATTTTCTGCTGTAAGTCGACGATGAGGTTATTGTAAATGGCGCAGAGGCGTCCAATAGTTCCGCTGCTTTTATGCAGTAAGGTCTGCATGGCCTGCCGCTTCGTTTCGGATATGACGCCTTCCTGCCGCTGGCGGGTGATGATTTCATCGGCCCGCTGCGCTTGCAGGACTTCTTCCCATGGCGTCAGGATACGGGCCGCACTATTGGCCCTAATTAGTAATCGTTCCGCCTTCGCATGGTCCGGCTCGATTTCACAAGGCAGGTCCGCTTCCACGTCGGCCCCGTCGGCCAGCAGTTCTTTGACGGCCTGACAGCGCCGGTGCCCGCTGATGATGATGTACGTTCCATCGCCCTTCGGTTCGACGATGAGGTTTTGGCGGACGCCGCCGTCTTCTAAAATGCTGGCTTTCAGCTCATCCAGACTGCCGATGTGGTAAAAGTTCGCCGGGTTCGGGATGAGCTTGCCTACGTTGATAGCCCGCACGGCCCGTGCCGTCTTTTGCGGTACGAAGCCCAGGCTTTCTGCTAAATTCATGTGCTACCTCCTGTCCAATTTGGACAACCTGTCCACGATTTCATTCATGACACGCCGATACTGCCAGGCCGGCTTGATGCACATTGGCTTTAAATGATGGTCCGGCCCGGTCAGTTCTGCCAGGGGCTTATGCTCGATAGTCGATTCAGCCACCCAGGCACTGCGGCTGATGGCCGTCGGAAACAGCGGCAGACGTTCGCTAAGCAAAGCCTTTACGTCATCACTGTACCAGGCCGGCTCATCGTGCGTGACCAGGACACCCAGCACTTTCGCATCAAAGCCCGCTTCCTGTAAGTAGCTTAACTGCTGCATGAGGTTTTCCAGGCCGTGCGTGCTGAAGGCATCCAGGCGGATAGGGATAATCAGATAGTCTGCACACCGCAAGGCACTAGCTGTCAGTTTCCCCAGGGCCGGCGGACAGTCGATAAGGCAAAGGTCGTAGTCGTCGGCAAAGCAATCGACGTCTAAGGCCACATCTTCCATACCCGATAGCGATAAATTTCCAGGGATAATGTCCAGCCAGGGCCATTCCGTGCCGACCGGGTTCAGCTGGACAGGGCCGTCCGCATCATAGCGGCTGAAATATTGCGACAAGTTCCCCTGCGGGTCCCGGTCGACCAAGAGGACACGGCGTAAGCTGTTCCGCTTCGTCCCTTTGAGTTTTTTTGTTCGATGGGTTGCGTACAAATGTCCCAAGTTGGCGGCCGTTATGGTTTTGCCAACGCCGCCCTTGAGACTGTATACGGCTATTTTAATCATGGCCATGCTCCTTTTCATAGACAAAATTCAAATGGTAGAATTCACTCCGCACACTAAGACCGGATTTCTGACAGCGCGTCTTGATCATGGCCATCATCTGGCCATAGCCGCCGATACCCATTTTTCGTCCCAGGTCTTCTACTTCGGCCATGAAGCTCCGCGTCTTCGGCTTCTTGATTTTTGGGGCCGGTTTATATTCCGGGTGGTTATCGTGCCAGCGCAGGTTGATGATACTGCGGCTCAGGCGCTTACATTTTTGGCTGCAATACTTTTGGCCGCGCCTGGCATCGGGCATGGTACGCCCACAGATACAGCACACGCCATGGGTCGGATGATAAATCCGCTGTTCAGCTGCCACGGAACAGACTTCGCACAAGTTCCGTTTCTGACTGGTTTCAAATGATTTTCCGCAGAGTTCACACGTGGCAATCATTCTTTGAGCGCCCCCTTTTCGCCGTACAGACGGTGCAGGTAGTCTACGCAAATATCCCGTGCGACTGCCGGCGCCTGGTGATGACGGATGAAATGGCAGTGCGGGCAGAGCATGACAACTTTCGTTTCTTCATCACTGCGATAAATGCCGCATGGTTCATGGTGATACTTTACGCCGTATTCAATCGGCACGCCGCACCAGATGCAATGACCGCCGTCGCGATCGTAAATCTTATCGTAAAATTCCCTGTCCTTCCTGCCGGTCAGGTGGATTCGCTTCTTTTTTTTGAGTTCCATTGTCGGGCCTTCTTTCTATTCGTCCGGTGCTTGTATACCCGGAATTTGACCAAGCGCTTATCGTAGATATACTCAACGCGCCCATAACATTCTTTGCCGGTCCGTTGCCCGTGTTCGAATTCGACGAAGTGGATTTCTTCGTCAATCCGGACACATTCGTTTTTTCCGAGCAGCAGCGTGTTTTCCCGTCCCTCTGCCACGGCAGCGAACGGGACCGGCGATTTGCGGATCAGGTACACCAACGCTTTCCTCCTCTCTTATCATGCGATAGAACATGTACGGGAACCCATAGGCGGTATACCCGTATTGTACGGGCTTTTCAATATAATAGCCCTTCTTGGGTTTCGGTTCCCGCCACGTCTTGGACTGTATGATTTCCTTTTCAACCTTTGGCTTGCGAAGGTTCCGGCTGCACCGATAGCGGGACCGCTGACAATGTTCTTTCTGGCAGTACGTTTCTCGCGTTTCTTTTACGAGATATTTGGCCACTCGTTCCGCATCAGCTGGCTGGCCGTCGTAGAAGCGAAAGGCGTTATAGGGTATTTTGCCCCACTTCCACAGTGCCTGATATTCCCGCCGTCCCCAGCCGATGTTGTTTATCAGCAGATGATGATGAGGGCGATGGTCCTTGCCCTCGCTCGTGCCAATCCATTTCAGCTCATGTCCGGCCGCCCGGTAGTGGCGTCGCAGGCATAGAATGAAGTTGTCCAGCCGCTTTTTCGCGTCGGCTTCGCTCGGAGCTTCCCCGGCATAGGTCAGGTCCAGGCGTATGTCATCCTCTTGGAAATTCTCCAGGATGAGGAGCCGCAGGTTCCGGATGGAGTTTCGTTCATTTACCTTCCACTGGTCGGCGCCGGTCTTATTGCAATTCCGGCTGCGCGGCATCGATGGATGGTGGTAGCGGGCGGTATGATATTTTCTCACTTCGATGACGGGACCTGCTGTCACCGTTTCCATGACATACATGCCGAACCTCCTGTCCGCCGGTTGTTTGTATATTTAATACCTTTAAGCAAGTGTAAAATAGGGCCGCGCCCTATCCTTGAAACCTGCTCTATGTTATACTGATTGTGTACCGACGATCTCTTTTTGCAACACAAAGTAGAAAGCGTCTCATTCTTTATGAGTGAGGCGCTTTTCTATTGCCCTCATGTCGTTGCGGAATTTCTCTACCGCCCGGCCGCCGCGAGTTGCCGGCAGCGGTCCGGACGCTGCAAGTGTTTCCTTAGATACTTTCTTTATACCGTACCAGCAGGACCACAACATGGTCCCCGCAAAATACAGGCATGTCTTACAGTGTTCCTGGCAAATGCCCGTCTCCCTGGCCTTGCAGTAGATCCAGCTGTTCGACGGCTTGCCGCAGACGGGGCAGTTCATCGTCCATCCAGCAGTGCGAAAAGATCTTCGCCGTCATGTTGCGCGAGGAAGGCGTTGAGTGTATACTTGCGGATACTCTTCGACGTTCCCCGTCTCATGCATGTCAGTGCGCCCGCCTTGATGAGCTTGCCGACAATGGCCGGCGACGTTCGCAGGCGCGCTGCCGTTTCATCAATGCTCATGAGACGGTCCCCGTCGTCCGGGAAAATTCTGTCGTTCATAGCTGCCTCCTAAAATTTAATAATCAGGCGCTGGCCCGGCTGAATGTCTTCATTCCCGCCAATGTCGTTATCTCTTTGAATTTTCCAGATAATACGGCGGATATCATCGTGGTTACTGGCTACTCCGCCGGCAATGTCCCAGAGGGTTTCCCCTTCTTGGACGTAATGGATGCGCTGGTCTTCCAGCTGCTTCGCTTCTTCACCAGCCGTATGGCCGATGTAGATACCAATGCCGCAGGCCATCGCCAGCCCCAAGCAAAAGGTTATTCCTTCACGGATCCGCGACCGTTTCGACTGCATCTCCGTAGTATGATGGCCACGTACTTCTGTCACCTTCATTTACATCAGCCACCTTTCAATCCCTTTTAGGACATCTACGATTAATGCTCCCGGGCTGTCGTAAGCAACCCGGATGGTAATATGTTCGTAGCTTCTCAAGTTGGTAACTTCGACTTCGCTTTCGTCTTCTGTCAAAATGAAGCTCAAATCTTTTCCGGCATATTCTGCTGCCCGTTGAAGACAGGCCAGAACATCCCGTTTCTGTTCCCATTGGCCACTCATGTTTTATCCTCCTTTCCCTGGGCTTCTTCCTTTGCCTTGCGATATTCTTCCAAGGCCTGGACATTGGCCGGGTCCATATAAAACTCTAAAATGTCTCTATAGAATTCATCCAACATCGTCTTCACCGCCTTTCAAAGAAGAACACGACGTCGATTCCTTTACAAAAAATGTTCCATATCGCTGACATCGTAAGCGTCTATCGCGCTTATCTTGTCCACGCGTTCCCCTGAGTTGGCGTTGATGACGGCTAAATATACGCCGCCACCAAACGTTTCTACTAGGTAATTATGGATGTCTGCAAACGTAATATTCCCGCCTTTAGGCTTTCGGAATACTTGTACCAACGTTCCAGTACAATCCCTATATGAATCCATTATTAGTTTTCCCATGTTCGCTCCCTTTAAAATAATTCACTTAAAGTGTACTTATGGAGTAAAAAAAATTTCTTCAATGGACCGATGGAAATAATTCGCCAGAGATGCTTTTACTTCATCCCTAGGAATCCGCTTCCCAGCTTCGTACATTGCAATCGCCGATACCGAAATCCCGTTATCGCTTGCAACTTTTTGCTGTGTCTTTCCCGCCTCATTTCTCAATTCAGTAAGGCGCTGACCAATTTTTTCTTTGCTTACCATAGTACGCACCTCCTTTGTTCACTAAAAGTGTATCATGTTTTGTTGTTCTTGTAAACACTTAACGTGAACTTTCTCATTGTGATTTTTCACATAACGTGATAATATATAGAAAAAGGAGTGTGATAATCATGGATTTTTCACAGCGATTACGAGAATTACGAAAAGAGCGTGGCTTAACTCAAGAAGAACTAGCCAAAGAGCTAGAATTAGCTAAAAGCTCTATCAGTATGTATGAAAACGGAAAGCGGAAACCTAGTTTTGAAGTATTAGAAATGTTCGCTGACTTCTTTAATGTAAATCTTGATACGCTCTATGGTGCCTCTCCAGTCAGTAAAGATTCTTTTAAATGCACCCCTGAAGAAGAAACGATGATTAAAAAATTTCGTCGCTTAACCCCGACTGGTAAACAATCCGTATTAGCTATCCTAGACATTCAGTATGAAGCCGTTGCTCCAAAGGTTAAGAACGACGAGGTAATTTAATCATCGTTGACTTTGATACTCATTCAATAAAGTAGGGATGCTTATGTTATTGTCAGATATTCTGATTGTATTATTAATTGTAGTTTTTATAGGCTTAGCATTTTGGGCCATCCCGACATCTTATTTTATATTATTTACTGTATTAGCTATCTGTACCATTGTTTTTTTATTTCTTGTTGAAAAGCTTTTAACGCTAAAAGAGAAAGTTATTTACGCAATAAAATCACTGCATCTTTCAAATAAGCTATTTTACATTAAGCAATGTGTAGAAAATTATATTAGCCAATGGTCCGGAGCTTTCCTCTACTCTCGCTGGGTGAAGAATAAATTCGTTAATTTTCTACTGAACTTAATTGTGTATGGAATTTTTTGGTCATTGATACTATATTTGATGATTGCTGTTGTATTTCATCTAGCAGTAGGAGCTTTATTCTGTATTGCTACTATAGTTATTGTTATGATTTTAGGATATGTACTACTTTTTATTCATGATTTATTTTCTTGATTCCTTTTTTAAGGAACTGATTCTTTATGAAAAAATTTTTAATTTCGCTACTATCCTGTTTATTGCTGACTTCCGTTGCATGGGCCAATTATTTTGATAACTACCCCAAGCGCTTTGTTAGCTATGATTCAACATCAAGATTCAAGGCATACATTGATATGGATTCTGTAAATGTCGTTCGTTATGATCCGCCTTATTACGAAATACAAGCTACTACCTATTATTTTGATTATGTCTTACATGGAGGCATGAAACGTTCCATGCTGTTTTACTACGATTATGATAAACAAACAATAGCCTATCAATTACAATCCCTTTATGAATGTGACGAAGAAGGCAATGTTGGTCGCGGCGGTCCTTCTTCCATAACTACTATAATCCCATTCAAAAAATATAGCCCAGGCTATCTTGCTGGCGAATATGCTTTTATTAAAGCCTATCAGATTCCATTTACTAAGGAATTGCTGTATTTGGCTAAATCAAAATGAATGGAGGCATTAACATGTTAAAAAAATATTATTTATGTCGTTTTTATGCTGCGCTCTAACAATTCCCTGCTTGGCTACTAATTGGCAAAAAGTACCATCTCCACCCAATAAATTAAATATTCATCAAGTATATATTGATACGGATTCTATCAGGAAAAATAGTAATTCTGCTGTCTTCAATATAAAATATGTATTTAATGATAACTCTTATGACATTATGACTATATATATGACTTACTCCAGAAAGGTTAAGCCTATCTCATTTATCGAATGTTCCCCCGATGATTACCTAATGAAAGCCTCCCCGGTTAATCCTGCCTATACATCATTAGGCAAAAAGAACAGCGTTTTTTCTCATATTTATGATATGATTTTTGGCTCCATTTAAATTGTTTTGTTAATAAAAAAAATCCCGCATCCCGCTGACCAGGACACGGGACACGCCGGCAGTATTGCCGTACTGCTGGCGTGTAAATCATCTAAAAGGATACTTGGATTACGCCGTGTTATCATTACCCTATACGTCCTTTTTTGTTGTAAAGGAGGACACACAATGTATGTTCGAAAAATAAAAAATCGTTGGTATTACACTATTAATGAAATGGATAAAAATGGTGTTCGTCATCGCCATGAACATTTCGGCGGCTTCACCCGTGCCGAAGCATGCCGGGCCTACCGCCTGGCCATGGCCGAACAGGACCGGACCGGGAAATATTTCGAGCCATCGTCGATGACCTTTGCCGCGTTCCTCCAGGAATGGTTAGAAAAATACGCCCGCCATTACCTGAAACCGAACACGATAGACGCCTACGACGCAGCCATCCGCAACCATATTGCCCCGGTTTTCGGCGCTTGGAAGCTGCGCGAGCTGACCACGGCCGCCCTCCAGGACTGGGTGCTGGATTTGAAAGAGCAGTATTCCAAGTCGACGGTCAAGAGCATTATGAGCTGCCTTCGGTCGTCCCTGCGCTGGTCCGTCGCCAACCGTCACTATTTACTCACCAACCCCATGGATAACGTCAAGCTGCCGCCGTACCGAACGGCCCCGAAAAAGCCGGAAGTCTTTACGCCCAAAGCCATCCAGGCCATTTTTAGGCAGTTCCCCGCAGGCCGTCCGATTCATATGCCCTGTGCCTTATCCTACTATACGGGTATGAGGCTGGGAGAGTGCCTGGCCCTTACTTGGGACAACATCGACATGAAAGCCCGTACCCTCCGCATCACCGGCACGAGCTACGACAAAAAAGGGCTGCCGAAAATCACTGCCGCGAAGACCGCATCGTCAGCCCGGACCATTACCTTTGGTTCCAAACTTTACGCCGAGCTAAAGGCACAAAAACTGTGGCAGGACAAAAACCGCTTCCAGGCCGGCCCATTCTATCGCGAGGATCCGCAGCACAAATTCGTCTGCACCATGGATGACGGCCGCCAGATGACGAGCAACAACGTTAAATACTTCGGCATGTGGTGCAAAAAACACTTCCCCGGCACGAGCTTCCATTCGTTCCGGCACACCCACGCCACAATGCTAATCGAGCACGGCCTGCCCCTGGACTACGTTTCCAAACGTTTGGGACATTCATCCATCTACACCACGGCGAACGTCTACGACACCGTCACGGATAAACGCGAAAAAGCTGCCGTCGACGCCATGGAACAATTTCTGTAATTGAGAATACACCCGCCCCGTCTTCCGTCCTGGAGAGCCAAGGACGGAAGAAAGGACGGAAGAACCCCCGCAACCCGCACGGGGCCTAGCAGTTGAATTAACGTTAAATTATCGTAAGTAATGTTCAGAATAGTACAAAATTGTTCAAAATGGCTTAAATAAGCGTTTTTTTCGCTTGACATTTATTGATTTGGTGCCAAATTTGGTCACGTTGTATCACATTGTAACATTTATTTTTGACGAATTTTTGACGAGCCGTGAATAGAAAACAGCCTGCCGTCCGTAATGGATAGCAGGCTGTTCCTTTTACCAGTCAAGCAAATATTGGTATTGTTTCTTGTCATTTTTGTTCATGCTTGACTCTGTCCTTCCTTTGGTATCGAGCTTTTTCTTTTTCTGTTCTGCTTTTACAGTGGAAGGCTTAATACCAGCGTTCTTCAATTTGCGCGCATTTTCTCCGGTCGGATTTGCAATATACTCATCAATGAGTTGTTGCTTTTTGCTACTTGCCTTTTTCTTTTCGGAAGACAAGATTGATTGAATTAAATAGGAGTCGCTTTCATCAGTGGATTGGAAGCCCATTCCGCGAAGCAATCGCTGATATGGCGTCGTGTATTCTTGGTTTACACGTCCGCGTTTACCAACAGAATTGCCTTGCGCGGCCATCAATAAGTTACCCAGCCCAGGCGATACATTGCGCACTTGCTTTGTCCAATTATCGCCGCTGTATGCGCTTTTAGCGACATTAAATAAGGTGCTAGCGGCAGGGCCGAAAAGACTTTGCAAGTCATCTGGCACTGCATCTCCAATACCAACGCGGCTTGTAATGTCAATGTTTGCGAACGTGCCAATTCCATACATACCTATCTTCGCAAGTGGTTTAAGCGATGGATAATTTTCAGCAAGTTCAATCAAGCTCTTCTTAGCTTCTTTTTCCGGATCATCACCAGTGATACCCATAATGAGTAACCCCAGAATATTTGCAAATGGAATCTGGAATAACCCAGCCATAGCAAAATAGGTTCCCCAGAAGATAGCTTTTTGCTTTTTAGTGGTCCCCTTTCCAAAGAATGGGAGAAAATCTTTCATCGCTTCTAGTTGTTTGATAGGGTACTTTTTGAATTGCAAGAATATCTGTGAGAATATCGAACCACGCCGGAAAATACCAGGTGCATCATGGACCCCATAATCGAAGTTTGATTTACGATTTACGTCCTTAGCATATCTAATGGCTTCCTCGTGACTTCTGCCGCGTTTGCGGGCTGTTTCATAAGCTGCTAACGTTACGCCACGGCGCACAATTCCTTCTGATTCTTTAAAAAGAATCATACCCCTGTTAGCCCATTTGCCAGCAGAGAATTTGCCATAACCCGCTCCACTATCAAGGCCAATATCATTCAATACATTCGTTTCACGGAGTATCTTTAAATCATGCAAACTATATTTCCGGTGTGCGCCTTTTAACAAGGCCTTCCACAATGTCGATATATTGCCAGTGTACGCGGCGGCATTGGCAATCTGTAAAATATTCAGCATTGCAGACGATACATTAAGGAATCCAAGTTTTGCGATGGAAATTTTATTGGTAATGGAATTTGCAAGGGATACCGCAGCTCGATCGCCAACGTGTGCATTGACCCACTTACCTATAGCCGGGATAGCGTTCAGCAAATCGTTCAGTTGCTTTTCAAGTGTAGATGGATTGCCATTAATATCATTAATATATTCTTTGATATAATTCGGCAATCCGTGGTATTCATTGTCAAATCGTCCAAAAAGGCGTTCAAACAAAGAGATTGCTTGAGGTTTAAATTTGCTTTCCATCGCTACATATCGAGATGTGCTGTTGAAATAATGTCGCAATACCCATTCAATTTCCTGTTCATAACCATCCGCCCCAGTCCGGCGCAGGAAGTTACCAAAGAAACGATGCCGCCCTTTTTTCTTGACCATTCCGTCAAGCATTTCCTTGGCTTCATGCAATGTCAAACTATGCTTATCGGCTATCTTTTTTTCCATCATATAAAAATCTTTATCGCCGACGGTAGTTGCATATTGGCTTTCATCCAGCCCGATTTCTCCAAAATCAAATACTTTCGGGGATATTGTTATCTTCCAATCCCCCTCATTTCTTTTTTTGAGCATCTCTTCGTTTTCGGCTTGCCATTTAATGGCATTTTTTGTAGCTTCACGAATAGTACGCCCACTAGAAACGACGGTGGCCTTACCATGACTGTCTACAAACCTTACCATGTATTCATGGAAGAAATGAGGGACATAGCCTTTACGGTCATGAATATCCGGGACCCCTTCACGAGTTATTACTTTCCAATGCTTCTGCCCGTCCATGGGTCCTTCTTTCGTTGGAACCTTTTCCAGGATTTGGATGTTATCGTCGTTTTCTAACGATTTTAATTCATCTTCATTAACTAAATAATGAGCTTGCCAATTCCCGTACTCTTTATAAGAAACAAGGGTACTACCATCATCTTGATCTGTTTCGCGAAGTATTTCAACAAACTTGTTATGCCGCAATTCATCAAGCTTACGTCCAGAAAAATGGCCCGTCTTTGCCTTGGCCTGTTTCCTGGTTTCATTGAGTTGGTTATAAGCCTTACGGAAGAGATTGCGAATTTTCCAATAACTATCAATTACTTGTTCGTTATATCCTTGTTCACGAAGTTCCTCGCGCGTATATTCCTTCCCTTCCATATCGCCAGACCATAATAATTCTTGCAAGGAAGCTTTATCTTTCTTGCTTAAATCTAATGCAGAATCCAAATGTCGCTGGTAATCAGCACGCAATTTAGTGAGAAGATTCATAGCATCGTCCGCCATTTCAAAGAATGGTTTGAAATATTTCTTCTTTTCAGCAATTCTCGACGGAGATTGTAACAGAGTCCGATGAACGCCAATGGCGTTTTCATCTGCTTGTTTCCGAGCTACTTCGATATGATTCATAAACCTTTTCTTCGCTTCATTGCTTATTTTCTGGTCTTGTTCCCGAATGGAATATCTTCCGAGCTGATTACTATTATTTGCGCTTCGTTCCCAGACTTCCCCGGATTCAATCTTGCGGAATACGTCGTGCACGTTCTCTGCTCCGGTGAATATTGTCTTCATCTTCATGGCAAAATCCTTGATTTTTTGGAACAGCTTGCCCCATGCAGTACCGCGGCCGTGCTTACGGGCTTCTACCCATTCGGCGTACTTGTCGGCGCGCTTTTCAGCGTCCGGGATAGCCTTCTTGATAGCGGTCTTTTCACGGTCCGTCAAGACGGCACCTTCCGCAAGGTGGTAGGCTTCATGGAATCCAGTGTTTTCACGACTCCCCTGCGAGAGGGCCATATAAGCGTCTTTACCATGGAGCTGTGCATAGCCTTCGACAATCACGTTGCCGTTATCGTCGATATGGTGGTCTTTCTTCGCCTGCGCCAGTTCTTTGTCCGTCAAAAGGATTTCATTCTTCAAGTCAACGACGATATGGGACCCGTTCGGCATGGTGAAGGTCATGCGTTCGCCTTCGTCCTTGATTTCTTTGGCGTTCGGGAACGCTTCTTTGATTTCTGCCTTCAACTCTTCCTTAGAGCGGCTCAACTGCTGGCCAGCTTTGCGGATAGACGTTTGTTTCTTTTCGTCCGACATGTCGAGGCGTTCCGGCATGTCCATGCCTTCGATTCTGTCGAACAGTTCGCTCACGTCGTCGGCGGCAATGTCGATACGGCCCCTTACTTCGGCTTCTGCAACCTGCCGTGTCCCTTCGTCGGTGTACTTATCAATCACTACCATACGGGTATTGACGTTTGTACCGGCGCGGTCAAAGGTGACAGACGGCAGGTGAATATCAGCCATCAACACGCCGTCTGCAATGCCTCTATCAGCCTTCCGTTTGGCTTCCGGGTCGCCATAGAACCATTTGTCGAAATGTTTCTGGCAGGCTGAGCCGTCTGGGATGATTGCAATAAGGCGGCCGCCGTCCTTCAAGTGCTGGTAGGCTTTCGCTACGTGTTCGACGGCTGTCTTGCCGCCATGGCCGAACGGCGGGTTCATGGCGATCCCATCGAATTTGTTATGAAGGTCAAAGTTTTCAAAGGTGCTTTCGACGACTTTAGCCCCGGCAACGTTACGCATGAGTTTAGGCGTCAAATCCCTGGACGGTTCAACAACGGTATTATACGTGTTGTCGGGCATCCAACGGGCAATGGCCCCGTCACCGGCGGACGGTTCAAGCAGACTCTGGCCGGGCTTGGACTGTAACCACTGGACCATCTTATAGCCGACAGGTTCGGGCGTCGCAAAGTAATCGTGGCCTTCCTGCGACTTGGTACGGCTGTTCTTTTTCTGTTTCCCGAAATAGACAGCCTTGGCACGGTCAAAGTCGGTGGCCTGTTCCTGCCGGTAGTCATTGGCCTTGCCGCCTGTACCTTCTGTCTTGCTTCCTGGCAGGTACTTCTTCCAGCCATCGCCTTCCTGCGATTCCTCAAAGGCTTCGACATAGGCCTGTTTTAACGAGCGGGCCATTTCACCTAATGCGATGTTTTCAACGGTCCCGGCGCGTTCTGCCAGCTTCGTAGCAAAGGCCGTCTGTTCCATGTACGTCCCGGTATTGAGATAACGGAAAATGGCGTTCGACTTATTGCCTACCCGGTAGATACGGCCTTCCTGCTGGATAGCTTCACTGGGACGTGTCGGAAGTCCCAGATTGATAAGGGCGCGCTGGTGCTTGCCTGTCGTATCATGCAGGGATACGCCAGCTTGTCCGGCGGCAGACTGCACGAGGATGATTTTCGTCTTACTGTCGTCGTTATTAAACGAATTCTTATTCTTTTCCCGTTCGCCCTTACTGAGCGTACCATTATACAGGACCAATTCGTCGCCAAAGGCCTTGGAAAGTGTTTCAATCGGCGATTCCAGGTCGTTTAAATCAAGGTCGGCGAGGTCCGGCCGTTCTGCTTGGAATTCGTGATACTGTTCAAGAATATGATCAGCCAGTTCGCTGTCCAGGCGTTCCAGGTGGTCCATGCCTTCCCTGCTAATTGCAAAGGGATTGTCTGCACCACCTTTATTGAAGTTATGGAAGATAACGACTTTCTTACCTTCCTTGAGATACTCTTTGATAAGCGGAATGGCCTGTTTAGCCTTGATAGCTTCCAACAAATAGTATTTCTGCTGGCCCGTGAACCGTCCTCTAAGGAAGTCACTTAATTCGCTATATTTAGGCTGGTCCCGCAACCAATCAAAGCCTTCATCTATTTTCTTACCAATGCCTGCATCGACGCGGATAAAGCCACGGTCATAGTCATAGGCAGACGACAACATGCGGCCGTGCATGGCCCCGGATTCTACCATCTTGCGGTTAAATTCCCGTTCCATTAAGTCGGTATCTACGTCAGAACCTGGTCTTTCGAGGCGATTGTAGCGCATCTTATAGCCGAAATTTTCCACATAGAAGTTTTCCCGGCCATTAGCCTGGTTATATCCCTGCTGTTCCATGGGACCATAATCAGCGTAGTCAAACAGATATCCGTTTGCATAGTCCAGGTCGGCTACATACTGGAACGGCGTCGCCGACAGAAACAGGATCTTAGAGGGCTGTTTTTCAGCAAAAGCCTTTTCGTCAGCACTCTTGAACGCTTCCAACTTTTCATGCCATTTGCTCATCTCTTCTTCGAGCTTTTCGATTTTGTCACGGGTTTTGCGTGATTCATCATTCAATGACGGGTCATGGGTTTCTTTACGTTCCTTGTCAATTTGGCTGTCACGCTTACGGAGCTTCTTGATTTCTTCAAATGCTTTATCAATCTTGCTTGAAATTTCCGGGTGCTTATCATGGTGATACCGATTAAACCCGTCTTTGTTCCCCGTAACCGCACGAACAAGCTGCAAGGCATCTGTCGGTTTAGCTGATTCGCTTCCCATGAGGTTATGTGACTCGTCGGTAATGACGAGGTCAAAGTCACGGTTGACGAGCGCCTGGTTAGCGCCAACGTTGGCATAGGTTGCTGTAACGGCTCCTTTGCCTGCATCCTTGGTACTGTCAAGCCGGGTCAAGGTAATACCAAAGTCCTTGGCCGCTGCTTCTTCCCACTGTTTGAGAATACCGTCAGACGGCGCAATGATGAGGATATTCTTTTTGCCAGCGTCGGCAAAGCGTTTGACAACACCCAGCCCCGTATAGGTCTTGCCTGTGCCGGTGCCGTTGGTGAACATCATGCCGCTATGGTCTTTGAATCGGTTTTCGGCAATGCACACGTCTTCGGCCTGCTGAGGCAGGAGCATAGGGAGGGCCTTCTTGATTTCATTGAGGTGCTTGTCCTTCTGCTCTTCCTGTACCTTATTTACAGGGTCTTCATGCTGGGGTCTGTTTTGAGCAACTCTAACAAGTTCAGCAAGTCGTCTTTGGTCATCGTCGGGAACTCGCTCAAGGCCAGCTCTAACGCTTCCTGGTAATTCAGTACTTCCGGTGCTTCCGGTGCTATCCTTGGATTCTTGAGTTTGTACTCTGCGATTGCCAGCCGTTCGGCCAGGAGAGGTGCTACCACTTGAAAGGCTATCATGGCCCATTCCCTGTTTTTGGGGTTCTTTTCCTGCCGGTGCAGTATCTTGTCTGCTTCCTCGCACGGCTGTTCTGCCTTGAATACGATTTTCCCCCACTGCGTTTTCACTGGCCCCTTCGCCAGATCGTGCAACCAGTTCGGGAACGTTGCTATTAACATTGTCATTCGCTCCTTTCAACTCTTCAATGCTGGGATATTCCATAACAGCATTATACACTGCATCGAAATACTTTGCATTTTTTACGCCTAACGTAGCGATGAACGATTTGCGTAAATCGACTTTGTCCGTCATGCCATGGTCGTACAGCGAACCGACATAGCGGATAGCCGCCGTCAGCTGTTTCTCATCGAGTTTAGCATGGTTCGGCATGGCCTGTAAGGAAGCCCATACGGACTGCAAGAAAGGTTCACTCTGGGGCAGGGTGTCCTTCATGGCCTTCGCCCAGCGAGCAAATTCATTCAAACCACGCTGTACATGGATTGCCCCAAATTTGAGCAAATGATACATGAGTGTAGGATTGAAAGCGGGGTTGGCACTCAAATGCGATAATTCTTTAAGGATGGCTTTCTTTTCGGCTTCCAGGGCTTCGTCGCTGTCGTCGAGCAGGTGGAACGTCTTTTCAATCTTATCGTTATCCTTGATAACGGCCTTCTTGACGGCCTTTTTCGGCGTGGCCTTGGTGCTGGTCTCATGTGGCACAGCAGGCGTGTCAGCGGGCTTCTTGTGCGGCTTTATGCCGAATGCTTTCATGACGGCTTTTTCGGCGTCTTCCACCGTGCCAAAACGAATATCGGCGTCATTCTGCGTTTCTTTTGTAGCCGATTCAAGCTCTTTCGCCGTCTTCCGGGCCTTACGGTTTCGGCTGGCTTCCAGACGCATGTCATTAACTTTTTTCATGGCGTCATTAGCTAAATCGAGTGCCATTTTATAATCATCGAACGATAACTTTTCTTTCGACTCGATGGCCTCCATGGCTTTAAATTCTCCCCAACGAGCGGCATTAGCATCCTTCATAATAGTTTTTAGCTTGTTGATAGCCTGCGTCGGGGTGAGCTTCTTATGGTCCAGCCTATCCATAATGTCATCGACAGCCTGCTTATAAGGCGTAACACCGGACGTTTTTTCTTTCGTTTCCCCACGTAAAAACTTATGCGCATTGGCGTTGGCCCTTTTGAAGCCAGCTCCACTAATAGGCGCCTTGTCGAGATATTCGTAGAAACGGGAATTTTCGATAGCCTTGTATTCGTCTGTGACTTGCTTATCAGCGGTCTTCGCATCTACTTTCCCGGCTTTTACGTCCTCTATCAAGGCTTTCGTGAACCGGATATATGCCGCAGCCACTTTAGCAGGTTTTGTATCGTCATCGGCCATAAGCTCATGCAGACGTTCCCTTGTGTCGTCGGAAACGGTACGCTCCTTTGTTTCTTCTTTCCCGGCAGATTCCGTGATGGCGCGCAACTCTTCATTGGCATTGTCATAGACAGCCGTGATTTCACGCTGTAACCGGCGCTTGATAAATACGTCGGTGAAATTATTGGAATGGACCGCTAAATCATGGTTATCTACTATGATTTTTTCTCCGGCCTTTGCCTTTGAGGGGTTGTCTTTCGCGTCGGCAACGACTGCGTCAGCAATCCGCTTATATGCATCCACAACCTTCCTGGGCGTCGATTCCTTGATGTTCAGTAAATCGTGGAATTTACTTACTTCTTCTTGTACGTCACTTTGGGGACCTTCTTCGGCATGGGAACTTTCCTTGTCTTTACTTTCAGTTTGCTGAGGTTCGGCGTTGACATGGTCACTTTGCTTGCTCTTTTCATCTACTTCATTCCCTTCTTTTTCTTGGCTCTGTACTCTGCCAGCTTCTTGTTGATGTACGCGTCCACTTCCGGCGGGTTCGGCCTGTCGATTATCTGGTACTTCGGATACAGCTTTTTCGGCTGGCTTTTCTTCTGCGGTGTCGAATAACGATTGTCCATGTTCTACCTCCTGGATGGCGTTCGAGATGATATTTTCAAGGCTGATACGCGGCGCTTCCGTACTATCGAATAACTTGGATTGCTTGGGACTGCCGACAGCAAAAATGCGATCGCATACGGCCTTATACATATCGGCAATGGTACGGCTCTTGAATTTGTTGCGTTCGATGAACTCCAGTACCAGCCGTTCAGCTTCCGATTCTCCTTGCGAGAACAGACTTGTTTCCTGCAAATGGAATGACAATGGCTTGCCTTCATTGCGGAGCGACATGATAGTCTTTGCCGTCTTTGTGATGACGTCGGAAATATCATAGTCGGGATACAGGTTCCCTTCCTTGATGCCCTCGTTGACTTTCGCTACTTCCGGAGCGGCGGCAATCATGGCGTTCATGATGTTCTTACTATTATTATCCGTCGCTTCGCTGAGCTGCGTCAAGAGGTAATCGTCTTTATATGCCTTTGCAAAGATGGCATTACGGATTCTCAACGCCCCTATGGGTGATAATTCGCCTTTGGCATTGAACACGGAGTTTCCTTCTGCATCACTGAATATATCCTTTGCGGCCGTTCTTCTGAACTCACGGTTCGAGGGGTTCATAAACTCACCCGTGCCGTTATCGACGAACTGTTCCAATGTGGATAATTTAAGTCTATCTGCATCAGTTTTCGCCTGTTCCGCACCGCCTAATTTAGCGCCGCCTTCTGTGCTATTGATAATAGCTTTGGTATCAGCGTCGTCGGCCGCCTGTCGGACCAATACGGGGTGTTCCATACTCTGTACCTTTTCGGGAGCGATTCCCAGCGAGGGAGCGATAGAGGCGAGAAAATCTTTATAAGCCTTAGCGCTCTTCTTGTGAGAGTCCGTAAGCCCTTGATAGGCTTTCTGGATAGCCATGACGCGGCCGTTGCCGTTGAGGACGACGCCACTGTTGTTGACAATGGGCGCCCCTTCATTGACGAACTGGCTTTCTGCCAGCAGTTCCGGCTTCATCATCTTCGCCATCTTTTCCACCTGTCCGCGCATCTGCGGACGGTTGCGGTCGCGCGGCTGGTATTCTGCCGGGTAGAGGTCGTTTACGGCGTAGTCTGTGTTATGGCTGGCTGTAATGTCGCCAGCCGGGACGATCTTATACGTTGCATCAAAGCCGGCATCATTCGTGCTGGCGTGGACCTTTACGGTCTTACCGGAAGGAACTCGTTCCATGAGCTTCTGCTTCTTTGAGAGGTAGGCGTTGCGCTTCTTTTGCGTTTCAAGGCTTTCTTTTACCTGCGTATGGGCATTTGCCTGTTCTGGCTGTTCGGGAGCTTCCACGGGCTGTTGGGGTACATTTTGGAGTGCTTTCTGGTCTTGCTGGGACGTAAGTGGATTGCCTTTTAAGGAGTTAGCCCGTTCGAGTTCCTGCGTCGTCTGTAAATCGTCGGCCAGCTTCCTTTGTTCCTGCTCCGTGCCGTTACGGAAGGTGTTCATATATTCCTTGAACTTCGGGTCCTTGCGGTCATAAGTGGATAAAATACGGCCTAAACGGGCGTGTGGCGTCTGTTGCTGGGCCTTGGGTACAGGCGTAGCGGACGGCGCTTTTTTCTTACTCATAGCGTCGTTTACAGCCTTCGCGATTTCATCCTTGTAATTCGTCTTGATAAAGTCACGGTTTTCGGGCGTATCAATGAATTTATCGTTGCCGTTGCTATCCTTCGTGAACATGCCATCGAGGGTATTGATTTCATCAATGTTGTTCGAGGTATCACGGATAGTCTGGGCAACGTCCGGAATGACGGCGTCCTGCGTGCTCTGCTGGGATTCTTCGGCCTGCTTCTGGGCGTTCTCTGCGTCTTCTTGGGCTTCCTGTGCCGTCTTTTCGGCGGAGTCGTCGTTCATGATTTCATTCATGGCCTGGTCGCTCTGGGCTTGAATCCTATCCATGTTGCTCTTAGCTTCCTGCGCGGCTTGGTCCAGTTCACGGTCGAATTGCCCGTCGTCGCTGGTAATCTTCCCGGTAACTGCGCCCGATGTGCCGCCGGGTACGGGGCCGCCGTGGTCGGTGAAGTGTACATTACCGCCATCCGTCGTTTCTACAGGGTGCGAAAATTCATCAAGCCCTTTAAGGCCGTACTTTTCCCCTTGCTGTACAAGCCAGTCACGGGCGTCCGGATTCTGTTCCAGGAAGTCGTCAGAAAAGTCAAAGGCATGGCCTTCGTCGTGATAAGAAGAACCGTCGCCGTTGCGTTTCAAGGACGTGACCAACAGGCGGTGCCCGTACTTCTGATAGAAGTCACGAGCCAACAGGTTCATTTTCGCCATGGTGTTCGGATCCATCCCGTCTACCTGTGGATTCATAGCGTCGCTTAAATCATAGAAGGCTTCACTAGGTGCTTCTACATTTCCGCTATTGCCAATATCGCCCATATTGTCATAGTTGTTCTGGACCAACTGGCGATATTGTTCCGCTTCTTCCCCGGCGCCATTATAATCCCGGACGCCAGCCCACACGTCACCGTCTTCATTCGCTATTTTAGACTTCAAGATAGCCATGCCTACCATAGCGTTTTGATAAGGGTCTGTCTGCCAGTCAGGGTACTGGGAATCGAGTCCCAAATCAGCCACTGTTTCATCCTGGGCCTGCATGATACCATAGATACCGTCGTGCGGATCCGGCATATGGATAGCATTAATATCGTCGCCGCCGCTTTCACGGGCAGCAATAGCCAGGGCCAGGCGCGGGTCTACGCCGGAATCGTTAGCCGCTTGGATAACGGCATTGACCATAGCGTTTCCCGTGTTCGGCGATACACTGCCACCGCTTCTTGTGGGGCGGTTCTTGGCTTCCTGTTCAGCAGTTGCTTTTTCAGCGGCAATAACGTCGTTATAAGCTTTCTGCACTTCTTCCGGCGTGCCGTTACGCAATACGCCGACGAGCCAGTTGTAATTATCTTCCCCGCCGATTTGTTCGACCGTATTGTTATTGAGGAAGTTTTCGATTTCCTGCTTCTGGTCGTAGGCCTCATAATCCTTATAAGCTTCCGTGGCGGCGTTATCTGTGCTTTCAGAATAACTATTCCCCTGCGATTCCTGGAATGATTCAAGCGACGACGCGGCCTGTTTGATGAGGTCGGGATTGCCGCTGTTGGCTAATTCGATATAGGCATTGTACGCGGCATTGCTCATGCCCTTCGGCTTGCCGTGGCTGAGTGTATCCTTGATACTCTGCGCCTGTTCCCGGGATTCCGCACTAAGCGGGGCTTGTCTTGCTTCGGGATGGAAGCCGGCCGCCACGTTGCCAGGGACGCCCATCAAAGCACCGCCGACAAAACCGCCACGTGCTGCTTCCCAGTCCTCGTTAGTCCACGTGAAGGGATTATACCAACCGCCGTCCCGTTTGCCTTGTACGTCGTTTTCCAGTGCGTTCTGTGCGCCTTCCTGGTATCCTTCTGTAAGGCCACTGGCTCCTGCCAGCATCCCGGTACGGGCGGCGCCCTTAGCTAAACTTTTACCAATACCTTCCTCTGCGCCACGGCCTAAAAGCCCGGTTGCAATCCCCTTACCACCTTTCATGACGCCTAATTCAAGCGGCACTGTGAAGGTATCGAGGGCCATGTTCTTGAAGAACATGGGAATGGCCCGGCGCCGTGCTTCGTCCTCGCTCATGCCGTTCTGCATCATATCGTTGACGACGGTCCCGTATTCAGACAGGGAGTCTGCTAAGTTTGATGTAGGTATCGAACGAACAGTATCGGCAATGAGAGCTTGCCCGGCTTTCGACATAGCGAGGCGTCCTAACCCCGCACGTGATAAAGCGGCTGTCAACGCTCGTGTGCCACCTGCCACCGCGGCGCCCGGCATGAGAGCCGATAGTCCCATGATGGGTACAGATGAGCCGATGACAGAACCGGCGTCCGTAGCGAACTTATTCGGGTTTAGGAAATAGCTGTCGCCGTACTCGTTGTTCCACTGGTCGCGATAATCCTGCATCCCTTCTTCGGCGCGCTGTACGTTATTCAGAATACCATTGCCGCCGCCAACGGCATTCTGGATACCGCCGACGACGTTAGCCAGGCCTTCGTCTGCCGCAACGAATCCGCCGTACAGACGCGGCCAGTTAGCCGCCATGTAGTCGGCAGAATCCTTCATGCGTTCATCGCGGACACTTTCGTCTTCCAGTTCCCCGAACTGCCCACTGGCAACGGGTGTACCCGGAATATCCGAGTACACGCTGTCATCGAGTGGGCGAGGGGTGTAATTAGGTGCAATGACAGTACCCATGCCCTGGAAGGGGTGTTCGAGGAAATTTTTGGCGGCGCTCAATATGCCAGACGCCGAATATCCGGAATCTTCAGAAGAAGTATCCTGTTGCGTGTCGTCATCATTACCCTTGTCTTTATATACGCCAGCGTCCCAAGCGGCTTTATCGAGATAGTTGAGTGCCATATTTACCTCCTATTCATAATCTGGATGCAAACCATAGGTAGCAAAGGAAATATCTCCTCCACCGTCTGCTAATATCTGGTTGATTTGGTCAGCCCAATCCCCACATTTTTGTTTAATGATATCTTCCATTTCAAACATGCTATACTTATTGCCCATCTTCGCATTTTGTTCAAGAAGGGCCGTGGCATTATGCCAAGCATTTTCTTCTGAATCCGGTTCTTTTAGCCCTTCACCGAATTTGTTATTAATGACTTGAATAGCATCTTGATATGCATCGTAATACGGGCTATTTGATTCTTGGTAATCGTCATCGCCTTTATGGTCGCTTACCCATTTATTATGCAATTCAATGACGCTCTTAGCATCGGAAAGTTTAATATCTCCAGAACCACCGCCGGAGCTGCTTTTGCCGGAGCCGTTAGGCCCGTATTTACTGGTTAGAAACTTCGTTCGGTTATTATTGTCATTTTCACGGGCTTTTTCGGCGATAGTTACATTAGTTTTCCAGGTGTCGTGTTTTAGCCGTTCCTTCAACTGACTGTCAGCAATCTCGCCGCGCGTTACGATTTGACCAAGGGTATATTTATTTTGCAAGCCCATGTTATATACTTTATTCTGCTGTGCCGTGGCCGCACGGTCTTTAGCGTCTGCTGTTGCATAGTAGTTCAAGCCGTTCGGCAAGGTGGCCAGCATCTGTGCCGACAACTGCGGGTTATACTGGGACATGCTCTGGGCAATCGTGGCTGCGATATCATACTGGCCGTCCATAGCGGCCTGGTAATACAGCGGATACAATTTGCTGGTCTGATAGTCATTGTACTGCTTCTCTTCGGCTTGCCATACAGGTCTATACCGTTCAAGCGTCGAGTTCACGACGTCAATCGGCATGTCGTGCTGGATAGCCCAATGGACAAAGTCAGACTCGTTCTTTTGTGCGCTTATATGTTTCGGGTGGCCACCATTCATATCCGTTTCAAGGCTTTGCTCTACCTGGTCGAACGGGCGGATATTATACCGTGGCAGGTTATCCAATGCGGCCTGCCATTCCTTCTTCTTGTTTGCGTCCTTTTCATTATCATACAAAGTCTTAGTGGCCATGTAATAGGGATTATCACTGCGGAGCATATACGCCGGGGTGTTATTGAGCTTATCCATCAGAGCCCGCTTCTTCGTCGGATCTGTTTCTTTATGGTACTGGTCGAGCAGGTCTTTGTAGTACGGGTTGTCAATCTGCGTTTCTCCCGGGAAGAGCCGGTCCATTAATTTCTGCGGGTCGTTTGGGAATATGCCGGTATCGGTGCTTGTGGTCTGTGTGGATGTTGGCTGGGTAGCGTTCGCCTGCTGGCCCGGTGTGATAGTAACACTAGCCTGTGGGGCCTGTGTGGCCGCCTGTGCATTGGCCTGCGTCGTTGCATCCACTGGCTTAATCGGTCCTTCTACGGGCTGTATCGGCGCCGGTTCTGCCTTGATAGGCTGATTGTCGACGGGTTTAATCGGCTGATTATCCACGGGCTGGATAGGTTGCACATCCTTAATCGGCGGTTCATCGAGGGGCTGTGCTTCCATGGCATGGACGGCCGGTACCGGGTTACTGCCTGCATCCTTATTGATTTGGTCGGCGTACTTCTTCGCGTCCTTCTTATTATCGAACACGCCTAACGTATTCCCTGTTTCATAGAAGTTATACGCTGTCTGGTCTTCGTCAAGCGTTTTCCCATCTGCCCCGGTGGCTGGCAGGATGTAATGTTTGCCGTTGATTTCGGTCACACGTACTTTCGGAAGGCCGTTGCTGGTATCCACGTTACCCGGCGTAATCATGCCGGGTACTGTGGTCTGTGCCGACGGGATTGTAGCGGGCGACGCGTCGGCGACGTCACCACCGCTTTTTAAATTCCAGGTATAGAATTTGCTATTCGGGTCGTTACTGTTCAAATTAAAGCCGCTCATGCTCAGACTGCCGTTAATCGGATTCCCCAGCCTGCCAGTGATGGCCGGGATATAGCTGTTGGACTTAGACGGCACGTCAACATTAGCCGTCGGCAATACGCCCATGTTCTGCGCTACCGTCTCCCGTGGGTTTTTTGCGGCGGCTTTTGCGGCGTCGTCAGCAGCCATTTTCTGCAAGGCGTTGAAGTCAAAGAGTCCCTGCCCCTGTCCTGCCTTACTCTGATTGTTGAGATAGTCCGCAAACGAGATATTGCCTATCATATTGCCGTCTGCATCGGTCGCCGTGGGGTAGTATTTCCCGAGATTGTTTTCTGCATACATCGACGGCAGGAACGTCGGCATTTGATAGTTGACAGCCCCGGTGTCGGTATTGTAATTCAGCCGTCCGTTTACGCCTTGCAAGTTAGACAGAAAATCGGTCGATACTTGCGACGGGTTGGCACCAAAACCGCTATATGCATTACCGACGGCGGCTGTCTTGCCGTCTGCCAAGGTGGGGGTCGAGCCGGTATCATACAATGGCACATTGTCCGGCATGGATACCGGGTTATCCTGTCTGAAAAGCATCTGGTCGGCTTCCTTCTGCTTGCGGTTCAGAATGTTCGCGCCGACGGCGTTGCCGATGAGCATCCCAAGAGCAAACCGCGGGTCCTGGAACGCGTACTGTGCAAAGTTCAGCTGCGGCAATGCCTGTGTGGTAAACGGGGCGGAATACTGCCGGGGCGCATAATTCTGGCTGATATTGTCTTCGATATAGTTATATTTCGATTTTGCCATTAGTTATCCTCCTTTACCCAATTGTCGGTGCTACCACCTTTAGCGATGAAGCCGTCTGCATAGTAATTATTGTCCCCGGAAACATGCAGGTCGTATACCTTCCGTTCCCCGGCGTAAACCATGTTGACGATTTTCCCGCGGCCTTTGAGGTTCGCCCCTAACGTCATGTCACTGATTTCAACAAATCCTTTATCTTCCGTGAGGAGCGGCTGTGTCAAGGTGGTCATGACATAATGAGTGTCTACACCATCTTTGCATACGAGGTTCCATACGTCGCTATAGTGTGGTTCCATGGTATGCAGGACCGTTTCTTCGGATTCCGTGCCGTCTTCATGCGGGCAAAGTACCTTGTCGCCAACTTTGACGTCGGTAATCGGTACTTCGGACCCATCTGCCAGGCGTACCTTTGTTTCTGGCGCAAAACAGAAAATAGAGGCGTTATTAGCCAGCCCGGTAAGAATACCACCGAACAAACCGCCGCCACTGGTTTTCTGCGTAGTGGTCGTCGTACCCTTGCCTGCCAAAGAACTCAATGCGCCGGTAGTAGCTCCGTTAAGTCCAAGAGAAGCGTTCCAAAGATTGAGGGCCGGTTGCTGTGCGCCTTCCTGTGCGGCGGCGGCAGTGGCGATTGGCTGGCCTGCGGCGTCGATGTTCTGGCCGTAGATGTTTGCTAATTGAGATACCGTGTTCTGCCAATTCTGCGCCATGGCGTCACTAGCACTGTCACTAATGCCTTTAAGCCCGGTATCCATGACAGAGCTATTGACCACACCACGGGCACCCATATCCTGCAAGAGGTTGCCCATGGAACCTTGTACGCCTTTCTTGATACTGGCTTCCATGGCGTCCTGATAGGCTGCCGGTATCTGCCCTTGCGCCAGCCCTCTAAGCCTCTGTTGCCCCCATTTGATTTGGTCCATGGCGTTGGTCATGAGGTCATTATAATCAACCTTCGTATCACCCAAAGAGTCATAGAGAATATTGGCGGCACTATCGTTAAGCCGTTTTGCGTTCGGCATGACATATTTAGAGTATTCCAAGGCCTGCTTCTGCAAGGCCCTTTCTTCCGGCGACGGGGTATATGTCTGAGACGAGCTGCTGGACTTGCTTTTCTTTCCCATTCAATCACTCCCTTTCATTCGCATTTTTCCACGGCTTATACGGCCGTCTAAGTTCATTCGTAACGTAATAATCAATCGTTCCATCTTCGTTCTCCTTCGGAGTACAGACGACTTCACGCCCCTGCTTATCCTTGCAGATATAGCGATGTACGCCGTTTGTATCAAAGTCCTGCATGATTTTCCATCCCCACAAACGGATATACGGCTTAATGGGAATAATGCATATCGTAATGATACGGTCGTAGCCGAATTGCAGTCCCATACATTCCAATGCATCCCGCCAGAAGTGGGCGTCATTGCATAGGTTCCAGCAAAGGATAGCCTTATTTTCCGGTATAGGCTTCCACTGACAGAAGCCCCTGTCTGGCAGATACCACGTTGTGAATCCTGGCAGGGCCTGGAATGTATCACCTGTCTTTTCTTCGTATATCCTTATCCATTCACTTAATTCCTTGCTTTCCATTTTATCACTCCTAAAGGTCTGCAATTTCTAGAATAATATGATCTACCGTGAACCTGTCGTTAGACTTCACGGTAATGTCCAGGCAGTCCGTCGAATGATTGCACCGGAACTTATTGCGATCTGCCGTGGGTACGGTCACATCCAAGGACCCGTCAATGAATTCCGCCTTGCCCGCATAATCGGCCGTGAACTTTGTGTCGACGCTTTTTAATAGCATCTGTTCACTGCTTATGGTGGCCTTTGGTTTAAGGATGTATTCGATAGGTTTGCCATCGTCGTCGAGGTACTGCGAATCCCAGGCGTATAGGTTGCCGCCGCTGGCTACGATGATAGTCGACGTTGTTTCTACGATACTGTCTATCGGGACATTGAATTTAAGTGTCGTCGCACTACCGAGAAGATAGTTATAAGCTACGAAATACTTATAATCACTCGTCGGGCGTATGAGTATCATACAGTGCCGTTGTAGGTGGTAGAAACGTGGTTCGTACATCCCGTCCGTCAGCAGGGCGTTGAATTTGTCGCCGATATCCGATGATTGGATATTGCCGTATTCCATGACAGCCGATAAGGTCTTTAGGCCGCGTATGGACTGGAATATAACGGAACTACCGATATTGACGGCACATCTCGTGCCTGCAATATCCGTATTGTTGGCAATTTCCGTCACCTGCCAGTTGTTTGGGTCTGCATCTCCGGATAACTGATAGATTTTCCCGTTGGTCTTGATGAAAATAATATCGGTCGCCAGGGGGACGATAGCCGCTATATCGCCGCTGTCGCCGTAGCCGACGTCTAACCATTGTTCCTTATCGGCCCGGTTCGTGTCTTCTTTCCAGTCCGTACCGTCGCCGACTCCAGACAGGTAGAAGCCGTCTGTCCCGTCCATAGATACTGCAATACGGGAAAAGCGCTGGAACACGATATTGCACGTCGGACTGTCCTGGACAACGGCCAGCTGACCGTTTTGTGTGTAATCGTAATACTGTAGTTTACCGCCGCTGGCAATCCATACTTTGTCCATGAATTTCGCACAAACAGGGTCATTGCTACCTTCAAGTTCCCCGATATATTCCGGCGTTTGTCCTACAACGTATTTATAAGCCTTATTATGGTTCGTGAAAACCAGCAGTAAGTTAGTGTCTACGTCATACCACATATCACGAACGCTCTCGTTCCCATCCATGGTATAAAGCAGGCCCAGCCCATCACGGCCCGTCAGGCGTTTACTGTCACGAGAATAGATGTAATTCTGCGCTATCTGTAAATCCGACGCGTCGATTTGTTCCGGGGCCTGCGATATATTTACACCACCGATGAGGGATGAGAAGACGACGGATTGTGTTTGATGCTTGTTCAGCCTTCTCATGTTCTCTCCTTATTTTGCGATACACCCGATGAGCAGCACACCAGCTGCAACGGCCCATGTGTCACGTTGTCTTGTCAGTCTGGCTTCTTTCTTAGTCATGGAGTTGATTTGCTCTGTCAATGTCGCCAAGGACTGACTCTGCCTGTTCAAGGCTTCGCTGGCTTGACTCAATGAGCTGTCGGCTGTCGTCAATGACTGCTTTGTTGTCGTCAACTGTTCTTTGGCTTGCGTCAATTGATTCTGCAAGGCTGTCGAGTTGCTGTCCAGCTTGTCTAATCTGCTCTGTAGCTGTATTAACGCTCTCTCTTGCTCTCTGATTGTCGTCTTTAACTGATTGTACTGTTCGAGCGACATCTGCACCGTCTTCACGGGCGCGGCTGTCGTAGTATCGGCACAAAAGCCAGCCAAAGGCAAACACAAAGACAAGGACAACGCAAGATACAATAAGGGTCTTTTTATTTTCAGCAATCTTATCAACCTCCTCTTTCAGCTGCGGAAGATACAAATAGATCACCTCCTATAAGCGTGCCAATGCATCGTGCATCTCGCTATCAAAACGGTTGTTTAAGCTGTCCCGGAGAGAAGAACTGTTCCACTCCGGAGTCTTGCATACACTATACACGGCTACGATAAAGTCATAGTCATATTCCGGAGAGTCGATATAGCTCAAATTCGGATAGCCGTCATAGTCACCCGTCTGTACATTGAACATGCTGTGAACGGCTTCCGTCCACATGTCGAGGATGTTCCCGACGCCATACTGTACGGCCCGGCTCCACACAACGTCTTTTAAAACGTCGTGGTGATTCTCGATATGCCAATAGTTGTCCGCCAGAATCTGTACAGCCGGGTCATAGTACGCCGCCTTGACGTATTCATGCTGCGCCTGTGCAAATCCGTCACTATTGCTAGCCGCAATATTGCGCCATGCTTCATCAAAACTGTCACTGCATAACGGATACGCGTTGAGCTGTTCGCCGTACTGCGGATAGTTGTCGTTCAGCCAGCTGACGAACTGGCCCAAGCTTCCGGCATTGGAGCTGAACTGATACGTCCCATAGGATTTTCCGCCGGGGTCGCCGTAACCGTCGCTGATGCAGGCCGGGTCGCCGTTGCTTTCGTATTGTGCACTTAATTCTCCTAACATGGTTATCATCCTTTCGTTTTTTCTGCGTTATTTGCCGCTGTGGGCGTGTTTTGTGGTGCGGCTGGCATTGTGTATCGTGCGGAGTTAAATCGGCTGTCATAGCCGTATTTTGTCCAGCACGCTTTCCCGAGTCCTACAACCGTAGCGATACCGCCGATAACGGCCGTTACGCCACTCCAACAGCTCATCAGTTCAAAGTGCGTTCCCCTCAGTGCGTTGCTCCAGTAGCCGAAAAGCCAGCTGAACAGCACGAGAAACAAAAAGAACATCATCAAAATACTCATGATGATGATTAATTGAAGCCAGTGTTTTTGTCCCCACTGGCCAAGGGCCACGATTCTCTTTTTCATTTAACCACCTGTGATTTTCTCGATGCTTTCTTCAATATCTTCAATACGGCGCGTGTTCTCTTGCGTGGTATCCTTGATACATTGCACATCTCTTTCTAACTCGTGCCGATGTTCCCGCTCCCCCTGAATCGTCTTGTCTAATTCAGCCAAAGTATCATTCACCTTAAGAAGTGTTTCTTTGAGTGGGGCTGTAAATGCTTTACAAATCCATATCATGCCGCCAGCTAGTGCGCTACCAACAACAATGAATTCCCCGACTTCTACTGTCAAAATATCACCACCTTGTTATAATTATTCAAAAAAAATGGAGTGATACACATGAAGTTACCGAATGGATACGGAACCTGCTATAGATTGCCGGGGAATCGGCGGAGGCCGTTTGTCGTGAAAAAAACCGTGAATGGACGACAAAAGATATTGGGGTACTTCGATACATTTGAGCATGGAATCGCCTACCTTTCGTCTGTCAATGCATCACCGCTATTGGATGGCGGCATTACTTTCAGTGAGCTGTTCGCCCGTTGGAAGGCGACTAAATATGACCGCATTTCTTTATCTAGCCGCAAGAGCTATGACAATGCATATCACCATTGCCATAAGCTCCATAATCTGCCGTTCCGTAGTATTCGTTACGGTCATTTGCAGGGCGTTATAGATGATATCCAAGCTGGATACTGTACTCAAAAGAAATGTCGTGGACTCATGGAACAGCTGTACAAATATGCCATTAAATATGATATTGTCGCCACGGACTATGCAAGGTATGTAGAGCTAAAGCCGCATATCCGCAAGTATAAGAAAAAGCCATTCACCGTCCGGCAACGCAATAAATTGTGGCGTGCTGTGGACACACTGCCAGCCGTGCAGGATGTGCTTATCCTTATCTACACTGGGCTTCGTATCGGTGAGTATCTCCGCTTGACGCCGCAAGACGTGAAATGGCGTAGCTATTATTTCATCGTCCGTAAGTCAAAGACCGCCGCCGGGCAGGGACGTGCTGTGCCGATTCACAAGGATATTTACCCATGGTTCGTGCAACGGAAGAATCAGGCATATATCTGCCAGCATGAAGACGGCACGCCTTATACCTATGACGCCTTTCGCCGCCGCTTTAATAGAATCATGGCCGCTTTCAAAATGAATCACACCATTCATGAGTGCAGGCATACATGCGCCTCGCTATTAGATAGCTCAGGAGCCAATGATACCGCCGTGAAAAAGATTTTAGGTCATGCTTGCCGAGGTGTCACAAAGCATGACTATACCCACAAGACGATTCATGAATTACGGAAGGCTATTGACTCTATTTAGCTGTCGGAGAGATGGCGGAACATTCCCATACCCTATATGGCAGTGACTCGGGTAATCCATTGATAACCCATACCAATTATTCGGACGCCCCGGACTCGA